TTCTGCTTTTTTTAGTGGTATGTTGTCAGACTTTCAAATGTGGAACTCTACATGGACAGCAGAAGACGCAGAATATGATTACCTTAATCCAGAACAATTAGCATTAAATAGAGGTGGTACATCACTAACTAACTCTAATCTTAAACTATGGTACCCAATGAATGAAGGTCATAGAGGTGATCAGTCTTATGTACTTGATGCTTCTAATACAGGTATATGTGATAATATAGTTGATTCGGGAATAACAGGAGGAACAACTAAAGATGGTTGGGTAGATTTTGATACTGGAGATACTCAAGTGACTGTAGATTCAGATTTAAATGCTATTAAATATACTTATTTAGATTCTACAAGTGGAATGTATACTTATTTAAGAGATAGTTATATATTGACAAAAGATTTAACTGTAGGAAATGTATATAAGATTTCATATAAAGTTAAAGTATCTGATTCTTCTTTTAATGTAAACTTTAAAGTTCAAGGAGGAAGTGTAACAGGCGCACCTCAAGGTGGCGCAACTAACTCTACTGAATTTGTAGAGCAAAGCTTTAACATATTAGCAACTGATGCAACAGGTCACTATATATTTAGCGCATTAACGGGAACCTTGGTTTCTGGGCAATCTACTGTATGGTTAAAAGATTTTAAAGTAGAGCCAATAAACGATAAACACAACGCAACAACTGTATTTTATGGTGATGATTTATTTGATAGTGGTGTTGGAGATTATGGAGATAGCACAGGAGCGTGGGTTGCTGAAGGAAATAATACTATAGCTAACGATACTAGTGCTTTAAAAATTACTTATGTAGATGATGATGATGGTGCTAAATTGTTTTTAAAAGATTCTGCAGACTTAACGACAGATTTAACTGTAGGTAGAAGATATAGATTAACATTTACATATAAAGTAAATAAAAATGATGGTGGTGATTTAAGGGCGCAAATAAATCAAGGAGATGGTACTTTTCAAACTACAGGTATTCTTTCACAAACAAGTTTTACAACTATTACAAAAGATTTTACTGCTATGCATGCTACTAATGCTAATTTTAGATTTAATCAAATGGATTCAGGCGATATACTTCATATAAAAGATGTATCTTTAAAAGAAATAGGTATAGCATCAGGATGGACAGATGCAGACCAACAACTTGATATACCTCAAACAGCGTTGCAGTCTTATAATCAGTTGGCTTGGAATCATAACCCTGCTCCATCAAACCATCCAATAGGTACAGTAGCTTATTCTCCAAATTTTGGAACTGATAGTTTTGTTGTTAGTTTTAGTATGTTTCCTAATGTAGCTGAAGATGCTAGATTTATGTTTCAAAATGAAAGTGGAAGTGATGGTAGATTTGTGTTTTACTACGAAAATACTAAAGAATTAGAAATTTATGTAGACTCAGAATCTAGTACTAGTTATTTAGATATAACAGGTACAATCCTTGAGCCTGGACAATGGCATCATATTATAGCTGTATTTAATAGAACCGCTGGTACAGTAACAGCTTATGTAAACGGAGAAGCTCAATCTCAATCAGCAGATATATCAAGTGTAACTGGCACTATAAATGGAGGCGGTCAATTTCTTCCATATAGTTTTAGTAATACTGATGATTTTCAAGGATGTTTGACTGAAATAGCTTTTTGGAAAAATACTACATTTAGTGATTCAGATGCAAATGAACTATATAATGAAGGTTTAATTTTAGATGCAAGAGAGCATAGTAAATCTTCTACTTTAATAAACTATTGGAAAAATAATGGTTTAGCTGAATGGGAAGATTTAGTTGGAAGTAATAATTTAAAAAATAATAATATGACAGAAACAATGCTTATTACAGCAGGTGTAGACAGTTCAAGAGATTCACAAGGGTTTTTTATGAATAGACAAAGAACTGCTAATAGTTTGAATTTAAATAATTTGCATGGTTCATCTGTAGATTCTCCTACTTCTTATGTATTGGTAAAAGACTCTCCTTCTTTTGACCATGTAGATACTAGTAAAAGCTATTTTTCTATTTCGCTGTGGTACAAAAGGGCTAATTTAAGTGATGAAGGAGTTTTATTTGCTAAATATGATACAAATAGTAAAAGAGAATTTAATATTGAAATGAGAGGTGATGGTGCGTTTGAAATGCAATATGGAGCAAATAGTGGAGCAGGATATAATAGAATTAAAGCACGAACTGGAGCTCAAGATGATACTGATTGGCATCATATAGGATTTGTATATAATGGTAATTCAAGTGATCCAGAAACACCAGAAGCTTGGGCTTCTGATGCAACAGGTAGATTCCAAATGAATGGGAGAGTTAGAGTATGGATAGATGGAACTGAAATAGCAGACGGAGCAGATGAATGGCAATGGACTGCAGGAACAAGTGGTCATGAGGCAGTGCCTCCAGCACAAATTACTGAATTATCTTCAGATGTTTCAATTGGAAATATTTTAGCAACTGGAGCTCCCTATAATTCAGATGCTTATTGGTTTGATGGACAAATAGATGATGTATTATTTTATTCTAAATCATTGTCAGAAGATGAAATTAAAAGAAATTATAAAGCAGGTAAAAGGAGTCACAAATAATGGCACATTATGAAATGTATTTTTGTATACCTAGCAGTGCATTTAACAGTGCTGTTGGTGACAAGATAAAAGGGTTATACCCTATAGTAGAATCAGTTAATGAAGAAACTGATGAAATAACTTATATGTCAGCACCTACATGGTATGATATTATAATGAGCGGTCAAGTAGGTCCACCTAGGTATTCACACGATAAGTCTTATGTTATTATTAAAGGTGAATGGTCTATGAAAGATGGTGTATTATCAGAACTTATGTCACTAGGTGAAGGATTAAATTATCCTAACTTTACTGTATTAACACAACAAGAAGCAAGAGTGCTTGCTAGTAGCAGCACATTTACAGGAGAATAATGGATATAGATACACTAAAATCAGTAGCTGTAGGTAGTGGTGGTATAACAATACAATTTTTAGATATGTTACCAGATATGGTACGTGTAGGGGTTGGAATTATTACTATCGTATATTTTGGTTATAAAATAGCATTACTAAGAAAACAATTAAAAAACTAAACTAACAAAAGGGGGAGTTATGGATAAAGGAGTTGTAAAAAGAGTCGTAGTAACGCCAGATAAACATTTTCCGTTACATGATCAACCAGCCATAAATTGTCTAAAAAAGACAATAGAAGTAGTTAAACCAGACGCTTATGTAGATTTAGGCGATGTAGGGGAATGGGAAGCATTTAGTGCATGGAAGTTTAAAAGAAAAAAAGCTCCACCACTAGAATATTTAATAAAAGATTTTGATAAGGATGTAAAAGATGTTAACAAAGGAATGGATCAGATTGATGAGTCTTTGGACAAAGCAAACTGTAAAGAAAAGTATATTACTGAGGGTAATCATGACAATTGGCTTAATTTGGCAGTTGAGAAATATCCCTATATTCCTCAGTATAGATTTGCTTCTGCTGTTAAGCTTTCTGACCGTGGGTACAAATATATACCCTTCGGGAAACACCTTAAATTGGGAAAACTATACTTTTATCATGGCCATCAATATGGTGGTCAATATCATGCTGCTAACCATATTCGGAAACTTGGATGCAATATAATGTACGGGCATTGGCACGATTTACAACAGATGTCAATGACTCACATGGATGGACCGAAAAGTGCTTGGAGTATTGGATGTTTAAAAGATATGGGACCAAAGTCAAATGAGTGGTTGGATAATAGAAGAATTAATTGGGCTCATGCTTTTGCCATCGTTGATTTTTACGCTAGAGGGCTGTTTACAGTTCATATTATCCAAATTATTAACGGAAGAACATCATTATGGGGAGAGCTAATAGATGGGAATAAATAATGGATATGATTACAATATTGGAAGAATTTGGCTTACCCGTGGCAGTAGCCATGGCGTTCGGGTTCTTCATTTGGAAACAAAACAGGTTCATCCAACATACTCTTATGCAAGAACTAGACCAAGACTTCAAGAGGTTGGAAGGTATTATTATTAAGCTGATAGATCAGCAAAAGATAATACAAATCGAACAGAAGGGGTTAAATAGGCAATATAAAGCCTTAGTGGAGATAATAGCCACTTTATCAGGAAATGGCCTAAAACATAAGTTTCTGCGCAAAACAGAAGAAGATTAAGTAAAAGGAGATAGTTATGCCATACGGTAAAGGTACATATGGGTCTAAAGTAGGAAGACCTCCAAAAAAAAGAAAACCTGCTAAACCTAAACCTAAAATGAAAAGGAGAAAATAATGGTAGACATGATTATAGCTTACCTAAAAAGTAATAGAGAAGAAATAATTGATGGTATTAACAAAAAAGTTAATTTACCTTTAATTTCTGAAGCTAAAGAAGAAAAAATCTTTGGTTCTTTATTTGATGCTTTCATGGAAGTACTTGAAGGCGTATTGAATAAAAAAGGTAAGTAAATGCCAAAAGAAATCTTAAAAGTTGATTCTTTTGAGGGGGGTATTAATTCTAAGCGTCAAGCAAGAGACGTTGAGGATAATGAGTCTCCAGTCATTGTAGATACCAATGTAGATACTATTGGTAAAATATCTTTGTCTGGAGGCAGTGTCCCTTATATTTCAGAAGCATCTCCTATTAATATAAAAGAGCCTGGTTATGGTTTAATGATCACTAATACGGATTATGATATTGTATCTAATCCAAATAGTGATGATTCAGAAACTACTACAGGATTAATGGGAGGATCATATTTTCATCCAGAAGGATTAGGTATTGGTGGTAAATTTAGTTTAAATAATCTGAGATTATATGAGTTTAGTGAAAATCCAGGTATAGAAGCAATATTTAAATTATATGATCCACCAGAATTAGAAACTGATTTAGGTAATACTCCTAAATTACTTATAAGAGAGAATGAAAACGAAACTTGGACAGAGCTAACAGATGGGCTTGATTTATATGTAAATCCAGATAATGTAACTGGTCCAATAAGGCCTTTATTTGAAAAGATAAATGGTGCTTTTAGGATTCAAGATACAAATTTTCAAAATAACAATAACTTTACTAAATGGTTTGGAGTAATTGATGACACTAAATTTATGGGTCCTAAAAATATAAATTTTGATGATAGATATGCTCCATCTTGGTCTTCTGTTAGAGCATGGTTATACACACATGCGTATCCTTCTTCTCCTTACATTGTAGATCGTGGTATATCTCAAGAATTAAATGGAGAACACTTTTCTATAATTCAGAGCTGGGAAGATATACTTAGTGGAGATATTAGTGATTATGCAAGCACAATAGATGAAGCTGTCGATCTTGCAGAAACTGATATAAATGTTACAACTGGCACAGGGTCAACATTTTCTGCAGGGGACTTATTAATATTTGCTCACGTAGATGGTCTAGAGTATGATTTTGAAAATGATGAATTTATAGATCCATATTTTGTAGGGACACATGAATTAGTTATAGTTGATAGTGTTTCTAGTGATGTTTTAACAGTAACAAGAGCATTTTCAGGAGGTCAGCAATATAAATTTGCACAGGGTGATTTAGTTTTTAAAATTGGTTCTTTTAATGGACAATGGGATGGAGGTGTTCATGATGATATATTTGGACCTAAAAATTGGGGTTATATGCAAACAAGCTCAAACTCTGTTTCTTCTACTATGATACCATTTTCAGCAATTGCTAATGATTTTAGCATTTCTACAACTTACGATGATACAAATCCTAGTTTAGTTGCTGATAATGCTACTGTTTCAAATGCAACCCAATATGATGCAGATGCAGATACAGGATGGGGTAGAGCAACAGATGGTGTGACAGGATGGTGGAATGAATTTGATGGGGTTCAATTTATGTATGAGTTTGTTGATGAAGCAGCTACTGGTACTACATTTTTATTAGGCCATAGATATGATTTTTATATTTCAGCAATTTATGATCAAGCTCCTGGTTCAGCACTTTCTCAAGAATCTGCTTTAAAAAAGATTACTCCTGGTAATAGTGGTCCATTAAGAAGAAATTCTAATTTATATGCTACTCTTACAGTAAAATGGACAGGAACAAATGAAGATGGAACTTATAATGCAAATAAGCCTTGTAATAGTACTTCTGATAATACTGCTAACTCTGAAGCTACAGATACATCAAATCCATTATATAATAAATCATTACATATAAACCCTAGAGTTACAGGAGTTAGAATTTATTGTAAAGATTCTACAGAAAATACAGATCCTAAACTTTTATTAGAAGCTTGGTTTGATCAAGAGGGTGGCGTAAGAAGACAAGATGCATCTAAATGGCAACCTTGGTGTCCTATTAACTATGGAGACTCATCAAATGTAAAACTATCTTATTATAGACTTGGTGCAAAAAGTGACTACTTTACAGCAGTTGATTCTCCTCATTATTTAAATTTATACAAAATAACTGGAGCTCATGTTTCAGATACTTCTAGTGACACATCTCAAGAAGAAGCTTTCTTTTTTGAAGGTCCACCAGTAGGGGTAGGTTATAGAGATGAAAATAATCATGATGGAACTAGATTAGAAAATATAAAATATAAAACTTCTGCTACAGTAGGAGGTGTTAGATTTGTAGGAAATGTTATGATGCCTGGAAATTCTTTTGGTCAAGGAGCTCAAAATAGAGTGTATGGAGATAGGATGTTACAATGCTCAGTATCAGGCGCTGTAGATAGTTTTCCTGCAAATAATTGGATAGATGTAGCTTCTGATGATGGTGATGAAATTACTCACTTGCATGCTTATAATGATAATTTATTACAATTTAAACATAATGTATTGTATGTAATATCTGTTTTTAATGAAAAGAATATAAGTCCTACTGTTATAGGAACGTATAAACATAAAGGTGTATCTAAAAATTATCACGTAACAGATATAGAAGGTGGTGTAGCTTGGATTAATAAGTTTGGAGCTTTTATTTATGATGGTTCAGCAGTTACAAATATATTATATGAAAAAATTTCAAAAAATGAATGGAATTGGAGTGAATACAAATCTATAGGTTATGACGCTATTTCAAGAAAACTTATTATTTTAAATGATATAAATAGTGGATCTACTGTAGATGGGTGGAGTTATTTTATAGATACTGGAGCATGGACTAAATTATCAGACAAATTTTCTGTAGCAGGATTAAAATCTAACTTTCAAACTAACAATGAAGGTAATTTAATATTTACAACTTACAATTCTGCTTCTGCTTTTGACAATAGAGTTAATGGATTAGTTTTCCAAAAAACAGGGGACATTACTACTGGGGAACATATGATTTCTTGTGCATCTGATACTCCATTAGATCAAAATGGTAATAATTTTTCTTTTAATGACTATGTTTCAGAAAATGGTAAAGTTTTAAATATAACAAATACAGGAATAAGTCAATCTGATGCAATTACTTTAAATGCTAAATTTACACATGTTTATGTAAGAAGTGATTGGAATTTTGTTGGAGATAATTTAAATAAACTTATTGTAAGGTTAAATATTGAAGAATCACATCTTAGTAGAGGAGACTATTTATATATTAATCCTTCTAGCTCAATATATGTTACAGATTCTTTAAATACAAAACGTGAAGTTGAAAATATGGAAGGTGTTTGGGAAATAGAAGAGGTTAGCTTTGCAGCAGATGGTAACATTACTGATGGAGAAGGTTTAACAGATTTTCCTAATTGGTTTTTAATTAAAAAACATACAAATCTAATTTCTTCTGGACCAGGACATTCTTTAGTAAAATTAGGTGGTAATGAAAGTAATTTAATGCTACTTGAAGATACATTGTTAGAATTGACTGATTTGTCAGGAAATGCAAACCCTATAACAGTTTGGGAAACTTTAAGACAAAATAGATACAATTCTTTAAATCTTGTAAATACTCATTTAATTCCTAAACATAATTATTTTGATGGAAATTACTATATTAAACAAGTTATAGATGATGGGAAGGGTGTTATTGTTTCAAAAGATTATGGTGAAGCTAGGTATGGATATAATGATGAAACTGGGTATCAATTTAAATATACAAGATTATATCAAAACTTTTTAAACCAATTATTACCTGAATCAACTCCTACTATTGTTCAAACAAATGCAGATTATTATCCTGGATTTATATTTAGTAATTTTCAAGTTTTTGATAGAAATTCAGTAGGTAGTAAGTTTTTTGAAATTAGAACAAAAGAATTAGATTTTGAGAAACCAGGAAGTAATAAACATATACATAAAGTATATATTACATATGAATGCAATCAATCTCTTCCAGTTGTAAAAGTAGTAGGTATAGTTAAAACAGAAGATGGTACCTTTGCAATATATCCAAATATAGATAAATCAAAATATTATGGAGTTAATTATATAGATTTATTATCAGATATTCAAATAAATTCTAACTTGCAAGATGGAGATATATATTCTTTAAGCTCTACAGAAAGTGGAGAACATGTAGCTTCTATAGTTTTTAATGATCCAGACAAGTTGTTAAAAAAGGCTAAATCATTTCAAGTTATATTAATTAATTCAACAAAATCAATTATAGATGAAAATATGCAATATGTATCTAATTCTTCTCAAGACGTTTTAGAATCTGCAATTCCTGCAGGTGGTGGAGGATTAATAGAAACTAGTCCTAATTTTGTTTTAAATGATATTAATATAGTTTATAAGGAAAAACGTGTTAAATAAAATGAAAAATAATACAAGTATGATTACTTCTGGTCCTAATCCACCTAGGAAAACTGATGGCGTTTCAGGATCTATACATGTTTGTTTTAATAGTAATGTTCCTACTTTGTATGCTAAATATAAAGGATCTTGGTATAAAACAACATTAGAAGCTATGAATGCTGTAGATAGAAAAGAATTATTAAGAGTTGTAAAAATACATCAATGGTATGCAACAGATGGAAATGCAGACTATATTCCATTTGGAGCATCACAAGTAGAAAGTGACTCAACAACAGATTCTTTAAATGATGATACATTATTTATACCTCCATATGATGGAGAATTAGAATCTATAGTTATTGTATCAGCTACAGGTATGGGAGCAGCAGCAGGTAATACTAGAATACAATTAAGAGTTAATGGTACAAATGGAGCCTTTATTCAAGAAACAATTGCTAATGAGCTTCCTAAAAAATATACATTTAAAAAAGATAATACATTTAGAGCTCATGATAGAGTAAGGATTAAAATTACACCAGGTGCAAATCCTAAAAATGTTACTGCTACAAGTATCTGGAAATATAAGGTTGCATAATTACTATGAGAGTTGCTATATTAAATTGGTATAAAGGAGACAAAAATGGCTAGTTTAGGTCGTCAAATAAACAGAGCAAAGCGTAAAGCCGCTATTAAAAACTTAGAAGCTTTAAGAGCCTTACAAGCAAGTCAAGCTGAATCTCGTATAGGAGGTTCAATGGGAAGCCTTTTAGGAAGAGTTGGAGGCACGCTTTTAGGTGCATTTACAGCAATGAACCCTATTATGTTAGCATTAGCTGCAGGAGCATTAGCTGGTGGAGGTCAGTACTTAGGAGGCCTTAAAGGAGCCAAGAAGACGGATAAAAAGAGAAGAAAATTAATGGAAAATATGAATTATGGATATGGCACTGCAGAACTTGGAAGAGCTGCTGAAGATATGGGAGATCAAGTTACTAATTTAAGAGATTCTTCAATTCAAACAGGAGTAACAGATGCTGCTAGCACATTTGCTTTAGCTAAAGGTAGTCAATATTTAAAAAGCCTTGGACAAAAATCAAGAATAAGTAAGGATGTGGGGAAAATTATGGAAGGTGCAGATGATATGGATATAACTAATATTGTAAAAAGTACTGAAAAGTTAAATAAAACTTATAAGCCAATGAGTGGCGCAGAGTACTTAGGTAAAGTTATAGGAATGAAATCTGATAATGATCTCATGAAAAAATATAAAGCAGATTTAGCAAAATTAAAAGGATAAATTATGTCAGATTATAGTAAATATTTTACAGGGGACAGATACGAAGGTGGATTAGGTATTAATGCAACCGAAGAAAATTTAATGAGTTTTCTTGGTACACAAATGCTAGAAGGTCGATATGCAGATTATTATGATTCTTACAATCCTACTATGTTTGGAGAATCTTTAACTGGAGACATGTTAGTATCAGGAGGGCAAACAAGAGATGAAATAGCAGCAATATTTAACGATTATGGATATGCGGGTGGTGAAGGTCGACTTGGTTCTGTAATAGGAGCTTCAATGAATGCTTTTGAAAGAGAAACAGGTATAAAAATAAGTAAAAATGAATCATCAAATTTTTCAGATTCTGCTTCACAACAATATTTAGAATGGCTAAAAGGATGGATGGAAGAAAGTGGTCTAGATTATAATTATAATATTGTTAAAAATTTTTTTACTACTTACGGTGGAAGTCCTAAACAGTTTTATGAAGATAGAACTAAAGATACCATAACTGCGGGGTCTGCCTTTATAAGTACTGAAAATATGGGGGAAGGAATTAATCCAGGATATGGTTTATATGCAGCAAGTGAGTATAGTGGTATAGATTTCGATAAAGGACCAGATTATGATCCTAAATTATTTACTACTTTTGCAGATTATAAAAGAGATGTTTTTAACAGAGGTACTACTATAGATACTTTAGGCTCTAAATATGAATCAAGCTTACAAGACTTATCTGATCTTGGAACAGAATATGGCAAAACTATGGGTCAGCAAAATATACAATTTGGAAGAACAGGATTTTCAGGGTCTGGTATAGATACTAGATCTAGAGCAGAAATGCGAGATTTTTATTCAACTGGATATAAAAAAGGTGAAAGTATAGCAGGTGAAGATTTTAGAGCAATAGGTAGAGAATTAGAAGGATATGCAACTACAGACCAAACATTTACTGATTCTTATTTAGAAAGTATTTTTGGAGCAGGATCTGCATATGATACTTATATAACAAGTTTAGATGAATATGCTTCAGGAGAATAATAATGGCTGAACAAATAGAAGGAAATATATGGGTTGAATTAGATAGATTGTCTAGAGAACATTTATCTAAATCAGCTTTATTAGCTCAATCGGCACAAATACAAGACGAACAGTTTGTTTTACAATCAGAAATAGCTGCTGCAGAAAAAGAATTAGATAGACAACATGAAAAGAATGTTCAGGCTCTTGAAGTTAGTAGAGTTCTTTATGATCAAAAGTATACTACATTGCAAACTAAAAAAAGTGAGCTAAATAAAAAAGTAAATGAAAGTGAAGTGAATAAACTTGCTTTTAGTATGCTAAAAGGTAAAGATAGTTCTGATACAGATGCTACTGCATTTAGTATTGTAGATGCTTACAAATCAAATTCTATAGATGCTATTGATACTGAAATTAAAAATTTAAATAATGAAATTATAACTATACAAACTCAAATGGATAGCTTAAATGACGAAATCACAAAAGTTAACTTAGGTTCTGAGCAATTAAAAAGTTTAGCTTTAATGGTAGAACCATCAGAAGGTTACTATACTCCAGATGATATAAGTTCATTAATTACTGAAATACCTAATATAGATGGAAAGCAGATTACTTCTACAGATTTAAGTAACGCAATATCAGAATACGGTAATAAAACATTATCTCCAGATAATATAGGATTATATGATTTCACAAAAGATGGTGTATTAGATAAAAATGATGCACTTTATTTTAATGCTTTAACAGATTTAACTGAGCAATTTCCAGATGATAGCACTAAAGTAGGTAATGATGCTTTAGATGTTTTAAGTGATTTAACATTTACAACGAGTGGATTAGAAACTTTAAATAAAAGTTTAAGAACAGAACAATTGTTATCTGGTAGTTCTAAAATGCTTACTTATAATTTAACAAAAACAACAGAAGCTAGAGATAAAGCTTATGGCGGTATTATGAATGTTTTAATTGATGTTGATGAAGATGGTGCAACAAGTATTAATTCTAATTTAAGAATAATGTATAATCAACATTTAGGAGAACAAGGCTTAAATACTACTAGCTTAAGAGAGAAACCTCTTGCAGATTTTGAGAATGTAATTAATTATTTAAGTTCAGCAAGAGATGGTCAAGATATGTTAGAAAGATTAGAAGAGATGAGCATGAGTCAGCCTAGTATAATAGAGTTTTTAAAATCTAAAATTCCTAGTCTAGGAAAAAGTGTTTATGACTTATCAAGATTTACTGATGAGTTAAACGCTTTAGAAGGCAATACACAAGAAGTGAGATATGAGCAAAATGAATCTGATGGTTTAAGTGAAATAGATAGAATATTAGGATTGTAATGGAAGAGTATGATTTTAATTTAGATGTAGCATCAATGTATATGATGTATGATGATCCAGAAACTTCTGATCAGGCAAAAATTATATATGAAAAATTGAACAAGTTATTGCCTATAGTTCAAAAATTAAGTGGCTTGGGTAAAATGGCTAATGAAGAAAGTTATAATGCTGCTATCGATAAAATAGAAAATAACTTAATACCAGGTCAAAAAGTAGACATATCTGGTATTCAAGAATACTATAATCATGAAGGAATGCCTTTTCTATATGATGACCAACTAACTAACAGTGAAGAAAAAGAACAAAGATTAGAATCTTTAAGAAATTACTCTATGTGGGAAGCTGGCAGTATAGAGCTTGGCATAAAAGCTTTAAATGAAAATCTTGACAATATTAGTTCTGTTATGGCAAAAGATAAAAATAAAGAACACTATTTTGGTCAACCATATGCTCATTTCTTCTTACCAGGACTTGAAAATCCTGAAATAGCTGATGAATTAGAAGAAACTGAAGAAGGTAAAGGAGTTTATAGTATTGTAACTAAATCATTGATAAGTGGTGATAGAACTGAAATGCAAGAGAATAGAATAAAATCTAATAAAAGCTTTGGTGATAAATATGGATTATCTAATCAAGATTGGGAAGATTATTATAAAGGGTCAAGAGATTATGCTTCTGATGAAATAGTAGCATCTTTTGGAACTGATATAGATATAGATAGAGTAATACCTAATAATGATGATTTATTAAAATTAAATAATGAATTAGATATATACATGACTCAATCTGCTCATGGTAAGAATTACGATAATTTAAAAATTATTGATAAAAATTTAGAAAATTATAATACTGAACATTCAGAAATAACTGAAAGATTAAATAATTTAAACAATCTAAATACATATATAAGAAAACAACTAGAATTTATAGGGGACTAAATGGGTTTAAGTTTTGAACAAACTACTAGAAATAATTTATTTGATAGTGGTATTGGCAACTCAGACGGGAAAACACCAGATTATTTATCTACTTTCGCAAAAGAAGATTTTTCTAATAAAATACATGCTAATAGAAGTAAAAGAGAAGACACAGGTTCTTTAACTGATGCCTTTATTGGATTTACAGCTGGTGGAATAGAAAGTTTTAGTTTTGGCGCAATAAGGCCTGATGATTATTTTGGTTATTCTGAAGATGAGCAAACATTAGCTTATAGATTAGGTAAAGGAGCTGGTACTGCAGCATCTATGGTTGCTCCTATAGGTCCATTTGGATTAATAGCAAGAGGTGGTAATGCTGCAATTAGAGCAACTAAAGGTAGTACTGCAATTGCTAAAGAAGCTATTAAACAAACATCTAAAAAATTTGCAACAGGTTCTTTAACTACTAATGTTATAAACAAAGAGCTTAAAAAACAACTTCTAAAAAATGACGCATCTAAAAGATATTTAACACAACATGGTATAAATGCTGAAGAATTAGCAAAAAATAATAAGTTATTACAAGATAATCTAGCTGCAAGTTTAAAAGCTGGTTTTGAAAAAAGTGGTCAACAAGTTAGTGATAGAGTAGTAACTAGAATTACTAGAGATATTGCTGATCAATTGCGTAAACCAGGAGTTCATTTAAATACTATAGAAGATTATGTTCAAAGCCTAACAGGTAGTTCAGGATTTGCTGGTAAGTTTGCAGGTATGGCAGCACAAGATTTTTATGTATTTATGATGCATAATACAATAACAAGTGGTATAGGATCTTTTATCCATGGAGATGAAATAGGGACTATGTCAGATATTGGAAAAAGAATTGCTGGTAATTTAGCATTATCTGGAGCCTTTCCTTTAATAAGAGCGATTCCTGGAGGAGGGAAATATACTCTTAGACAAGGAGCTGATTTATTTAAAACAAAAACTGGTCTTAATACATTTAGAAATAACTTTATGAGACAAGATTATAAAAAGCTAGTATCCACAAAACAGGGTGAGGAAGATGCTAGAGGATTAATTGCTATGATGTTAAAAGGATCAGATTTAAATGCTAGAAATTATAGTTTATTAGGAGGCTATAAGTATAAGGTTACTAATGCTGATAAAACAACTAAAGAAATTGGTATAAATACTATATTAAATAACTTAGCTGATCCTAAAAGAATGCCTAAAGAGCAAGTTGTTCAGATTTTAAATCAAATGAGAAAACATTCTGATAAAGCATTTAATAAATGGGGGGCAGGTTATTTAGCAGAAATGGCTAATGTAGGTCAATTAAGTAGAATGGTATTAGGTATGTTTGCTATGAATGCTGAAACATGGGCTTATGGAGGCTTTGAAGGGTTAACTATACCTGAAACATTCCAACATCTTGCTATTGGTGCAATGATGGCTAAAAGTAGAGGATTATGGGATAAAGATAATGTAAGTAATTGGGCTAGAGATTTATCTAACTATAAAGAACTTTCTTATAGATTAAATATGGATACTTCAAACTTACATCAATTAGTAAAAGCTTATAATAAAAATACAAAAATTGGGGAAACATTTGGTATCTCAATGAAAAATACTGCTGTAGGTAGTGGTATATATGATATAGTATATGCAGATAATGCAAAAAATGATCAAACATATACAGATGTAGCTGATGGGTTAGTACCTCCAGAAAAGGTAGAGTATGTAAATCAAATGATACAGGTTGCACAAACTATGAAGTCAGGAGTAGTAAGAGATCCTTCTTTAATTGACAATATAGATGTTAGAAGATTATCTAAAGCACGTATAGAAGAACTTTATGATAACTTTAGAGAATTAGAATTTAAAGATGGCTCTTCATTAAAAGACTTTAGTGCTCCTGATGTATTTTCTCATTTACAAATAGAAGCTTCTGAAGGTATTGGAAATAAATTTAAAGCTTATTTATTAGATGTTGCAGAAGCAACAGGTTATCCTTTAGTTTATAATGAAACATCTGATAAGTTAGAAGTGTTTCCAGTAGAGTTTTCTGCAGATGATTTTAGTGTAAATGGACAATATCAACACAATTTATTAAAGTTTAATGATTTTATACTTAATCTAGAAAGTCATGGGTTAATTACTAGAAAAAGTAACACAGAATTTAAACAATCTTATTTTGTTAAAGATAATAAAGTTGTAAGAGAATCTGTAGATAATGTAGATGTAGCTTCTAAATTAGAAGATATTACAGAAGGTTATATTAATAATATAGTAAAAGGTGCATTAGGTCAAAATAATGCTTATTTTGATATATTATCGCATGATAATCCTATGTTAAAACAATGGTTATCTGGTAATGCTGCTAAAAATAGAGATAGAATATATAAAATTTCACAAGGTAGAACTACAGGTGATGATAGATTTGCTACTCCAGAACAACAGTTTATAGATGTTGTTGGTAATGTTTTTAGATTAAATAATCAAAGAGCAACTGGTCCTATAGATGATATTGATAAAGGAGCTTTTATTGCAAGGCCTCCTAAAATTATAGCAGATGAAACTACTAGTGACAAGGAAAGTAAATCTCCAGCTTATATTGATAAAGTTGATAATACTCAATTAAAATTAAATAATATTTATGAAGTTATGAGAGCTGGTCATACTGGAAGAATAGAACAAAGTGGACAACAGCATAAAATACCATTAAAAGATGCAGAAGCATTTGTAGAAATGTATGAAAATTTGGGATTACACCAACCTTCTGATCCTTTGTATGACTTTGGTTATTATAATGATTTGCAAAATTATGTTGCTAGAAGAGCTTTGGCTGCTCAAAACTTTAATAGTGAATCTTTAGCTATTGTAGTTGCTGCAAGAGATAATGGTTTATTTGATTTAGAAAACCAAACTATAATGTCTCCTAAAGCTGTTGCAGATGCGCTTATAGCAAATAATGAATTTTCTGCAAACGATCCTGAATATAGAGCATTAGTAGAAAAATATGAATATATATTTAATAAGATTTCAAATCATCCTTCTATAAAAATTAGTGATGATTTAATGATTGGAATGAATAATGAATTAATATCTGCTAAATCTATTGAAAGTATATTTAATGTTACTCAAAAAGGGTTATCTGGAAAGATATTTAAAGACGTAAATGATGCTATAAATAATATAAAATCTTCTTTAAAAACAGAAGAATTGGCTGAAATAGGTGCAGAAATTATAAGGTTAACTGAAGATGTTACCACTTATATAGATCAATTAGCTATGACAGGTGCACAAGCTGGTGATCCTACTATACAGAAAGCATTAGTTGATTTTCAAGATGGGTATACAATATTATTAGAAAATATTAATAATAAGGTTGCTGGATCTCAAGTTGTAAAAGCTGAAATTAGTAAGATGGTTAATGAGCTTACTCTAATTCAAAAAGTGTATAATGAAAATCCTGCTATTGCTGGTCAAAATAAATATAACCCTGCAACGTTATTAACTATGGGTGAGTCTATTCAGCGTGTATTATTAAATGAAAAAGAAAATCAAATACAAGCTGTTGAAACATTAGAAAGAATTGCAAGTTTAAAGAATCATGCTTTAGGAGGAGGAGAGTTATTAAAATTACATTCTATGTTATTACGTAAATTATCTGTTGATTTAAATAGACCAGAAATGGTTACTACGATGAGTGTTAATGAAGCTATTGCAGAGTATACAAATAATAAAAGTTTTGAAAATTTAAACAACGTTGTAAAACTTGTTCAAAGTGTAGCTGCACAGAGACAAAGCATGAAACAGTTTGAAAGAGATATTACTGAGAATGCAAGTAAGTTAGAAGATATTGTAAAGGATAAAGCTCATAATAGAAATGATACTCCTATGCATATTATTAGAAAGTTTAATTTACATGATACTGAAAATCCAAATCAACTATCAATGCAATTTATTGAAATGTTAAATGATTATGTAAATGTTCCAAATCCAGAAAATGAAAATAAACTAAATCAATTTATTGTTGACAGAGTATCAGCTATTTATGGAGCTCCAGGAAGTAAAGACTTTAATTCAGCTTATTCTGAACTTATGGTACAATGGCCTGTATTATCTAAACAGTTTGCTAGTATGAATCATATAACTACAGAGTATACTATAAATGGAAATAAAATAGACTATGACAATTCAATGCCTGTTAGAAAAACTTTATTAGGTGTAGCGTCTGATTTTATACAATCTTTTAACTTTGAAGGATTAGGTTACATAAATAACAATATTACTAGAGACGGTAGAAAAGGTCTTTTAAAAGATTATAGTAAAGAAGATTTAGAAAATATTGTCAATAATACACCTGTTATAGATAAAATGCTTGCTGATAGACTTTTAAACAACCCTGAAGATGCTGAGTTTATAGTCTCTGAAAGTCAAGAAACTGGAAATAAAAGCAGAGAATCTAATTTTATATTTGATGGAATAAATAAAATGGTATTAGATGTTCATGCAGGTAACCCACTTTTAATACCTATAAGTGATAATAATATAAAATCTATAAATGATAAATTTGAAGTTTGGTATGATAATAAATTAGAAAGATTAGATGTATTATCTGATACAGCTACTAAGAGAAACTTTGTAAAAAGTGTAGAATCATTAGTTTCTAAATTAGGAAGTGAAAATGCACAAGCTAAAATGATTTTAATGTCTTTAGATGTTGTTAATTCTGCTGGTTTTGATAAAATATTTAGTCCAGAAATGTTTCCAACAAATGATATTACTAATCAAAGATACATGGCTCATGCAGATAAATTATTAAAAATAAGTAAACAATCTGATAATACTAATTATGTAAAATTTGCAAATAAAGACTTAGATGGTTTGACAAATTTAAGAGGCATTGATCCAGAGCTTTCTAGAATATCTTCTAAGTTTAAATCAAATGGTATAAAAATACAATTGATTACTGATGAAGATATGGGTAGGTTAAAAGAAAATCTTAATTATCCTACAAGTAATAGAAAACAAGTTTTTGACATGTATAATGAGATTGTTACAAATAAAGATAATAAATATTCTGAAGATCATGTAAATGCTGCAAAAGAAACTCTAGCAGAGCTTGAAGCTATGGGACCAGAATCAAGTCTAGCAAGTTCTATACTAGATGGTAGTGGAATTATTATAGACCCTGATTTTTCTTACTTTAATGGATCTATTCATGGTGATAAAAACTTAAAAGCTTTTAAAAATAACATATCATATAGTAGTGAATTTTTAGGTTCTGCAACAGGACATCAAGGTATTATAAGTAAATTCTTTTTACATGAAAATCCAATGATTTCTAATGATAAGTCTTTATATAAGCTAAGAAAAGCTGGTGTTACAATTGTAATGGGAGAAAGTAGTGCAAAAGCTTTTTATGGATTAGATAGAAATGGTGGTAAGATTATACCATATGAATTAGATCAAAATAAGAACTTTATAGAAAATTTAGCAAGTATTCCTGCTGACAATATGCGAGGTGTAATGGAAATTCCTTTTGAATCTATGGGATTTGGTTATGCTGCTAAACCAGGAGAACAAGTAATACTTCCTCATAGTGTTACTGATTTTATGAATGCAAATCAAATATATAAATATAGAACACAACAAGCTCTTCTTGAAAATATTAGAAAATTAAACTCTGCTAAAAGTAATTTAGAAAGATTTGAAGATGAGACTCAAGCTTTAGTTTTATTTGATAGAGCAGTAGAACAAACTGGATATGATTTTTCAGCAGGAGAATTAGGTCTTGCTCAAATGGCTTTAAAATCAGGTATCTTTAGTCATCATAACCCTATTATAAGAAAAGGAGTTATGAATTTATTTAATGGATTAGTGTTTGATAAAATAAGAAGACCTTTAACTAATAGAGGGCAAGATACATATATTATCCCAGATGCTTATTCAGAACATCCTTCTCCTACATTTAGAACAGTTTATGAAAATACTCCTATATCAAAAACTAGTGATGTTAAAAATAGAAAAGTATTTAGAGTTGTTAATAATTTTGGCTATACTTCTATAGCTGATAGAATGGGCAAAACTCCAATAAGAAGTATGAATGATTTAGATTTTGTAGCTAATATAAATGGTAGAGACATTATATTTAGATATGATGGTAAAAATTTACAAATTATAGATCATATTTCTGATATGGCTAAAGCTCATAAAGGTAAAGGGTATTATTTTGGTGGTGATATAACCCCTCAAAAACCATTAGATGATTATTCCTTATCTAAAAGTGAATTAGAATCTCTAGAATTATTTGTAAAATCATACGATTCAGCTATATTTAAGAGTGACAATATTGATTATAACACATTAACATTAAAAGGTATGGTAGATTTATTATCTAAAGGAACTTATGATATATCTGATGCAAACAACAAAATAAAAACTATTGATTTATCAAAAAATCCTTTAATGTATATAGCAAAAAAATATGATATTGGACTTGGTGTACAGTCTTTAGCTATTCCTAAGAAAAGTTTTGATTTAGGTTTTAACAGAATTAAATCAGTTTTATCAGAAGACTTTGGGAACTTATCTATAATAAATGCTCATGACTTAAGAATTATGCATCAAAGAGATTTTGATGGAGACCATTTATATCAGTATAGTGGTAATGAATTTGAAGTTTTAAGATATGCAGTTGCAAGAATGGGAGTTATTGAGGATTATGATATTCTTCCTAGAACACCTCAAAAATCGAATATTTTAGGATTTGATAAGAATGGTACAGTTGGAGCTGTTCCTTCTGAAATGGGCATGACAAACCTCAAAAAGGGTGTTTTTGCAAATCAATATGGCATTGGAGAGACTGTAACTCTTAAAAATCTAACTAATATGGCTAGAAATATTGGTATAGAATTTAACCATAAAGATGGTACAATAAGTGAATTTAGAGAAATAGGGGCAGTAGATGGTATAAATCGCTTATTTACTGATCCTGAATTTTTAGCAGCTAAAGCAATGGCTGTGCTAAATCAAAATGAAGTAGATTATTGGGGTGGAAAACACGCATTAGCAGAAATAGTAAAAGAAGCTATATTAACTGGAGATGTTCCTAAAAAGTTAAAAGACCAACTTCCATTTGAGATAAAAGGTGTAATTAGTAATGCTGAAAAATTTAGACAAAGAAGTAATCAAAATAATGTAAAATCAAATAGTATAAACGAGGCTAATTTATATAGAGATTCTAGAGATATTATATTAAATGCTTTAAAAAGAGCTTCAGCTATTATGAATAATCCATTTAATGAAGGTGGTCAATTTACACCAACAGATTGGTATTTAAAGAACTCATATAACGATTTAAGAGCATTCTTACAAAATCCTAATGAATACATTGTTAGAAGATTATTTTCTAAATATAGAGGTAATCGTTCTGTATTAAATGAAATAGTTAATATGTTCTATAATCCAAAAGCAAAGATTGGGTTAAATGAGCGTTCTTCTGCAGAATTTATTATTAACAATGCTAGAAAAGGTAATGTTCCATCTCCTGATAATAAATTAATAACATTTAAAAATGGTGTAAGAGGTAACAAGGGATATAAAAATGTTAAAGAATTAATGAGCATAGATAACTCAACATATTTATTAAATGAAGTTAATGATAAAGGATTAATAAGAGATAAAGATTACTATGGTGACATGTTAGAAACTAATGATTTAAGTTTATCTGATGTAGTTTCATTATCTGGGAATCTTTTAAATAGAGTTATGATGTATAAAGCTTATTTCCCTAACTTAGAACCTCATAAAGCAATGAATCAGGATATGGCTACAGATGATTATTTTGATATGCAAATGCCTTTAAAAGTATCTGGAACTAAAAAACAGATGTCTTGGAAAGATGTAGAAGTTAGATCTGTCACTAAACATATTTTAGAAAAAGATGCTTCTAGACTAAGGGTAGAGATTGCTAAAATGAAAGGGCTTCCTGGTCGTGTAAATGAGTATGAAAAAACTGTATTAGAAACTAAATTAGGTGATATAGAATCTACATTAAAGGTTCTTGATGATATATCTGTAAAAAGTATTTTTGATCAAAACAATATTACAGGCAAAAAACCAGAAGATAATATTTTTACTTCTTTTTATAAGAAAACAGGTAAACAAACTCACAGAGGTAAAGGAGTCTTTCATTTATATAGAGTAAAAGGATTATATTTAAATACTGATAGTGTTAAAAATCTAAACTTTAAACAACTAGAATATATAGATAAAATAAAGCCTGGAGATATGACAACTTATTATAAGGGGTATACTTATATTAGAGTTAATAATCCTCTTCAAAGAAGATATATAGGAGATAATGAATCATTACATGCATTAGGATTGTTTGATTATATTAATGCAACAACTCATGCAGAACAAGTTGTTAAGCGTCATGAAGTATCAGAGTTTTATGATAGTGTTTATGAAATGCATAAAATTATAAATGAAGATTACCATCTAACTAGAAGAGCATTAAAAGATGAGCCTGCATCTAAAGCGGAAGCATTTGAGTGGGCTTCTAGAAGAGATAAAATGGAACTTGAATCGTGGTTAAATAGATGGAATAAAAAACCTGATAATATGGAAAACTTATCTGATGATCAATACAACGCAATTGTAAATAAAGATATTAAATTATTAAAGTTATTAATTAAACCTTTACATGCATCTGGACAGTATGTTAGTGTAGATAATTTTGATTTACCATATTTATATATGAATAAACAAATACAAAAAGTAGCTTTAAATTATTTAGTAGATGCAGAATATGTTGAAATGAGTAATGGGAAACCTATATTACCTCCTGAATTTGAAAAAATGTATGATCATCAAAGAATATATGTTAAAACAAGTCAAAACATAAAAACTTCAGACCAAGATATGATTAGAATGGAAAAACATAGACAGTCAGCTATGCAAACTAAAGATACAGACTTTTTTAGATTAGGCGAAGTATCTTCATCTGCAGAGTATTTATTTATGGATTGGGGATATGTTGACTGGACATCACATATAAGATTACCTGAAATGCAATATCCTGGTAAAGTTTACAAAAGAAGTGCTACAAATAGCGTAAATAAAAAGACTAAACAAATATTTAAGAAGAAAAGAAAAAACAAACGTGATTATTGCGTTAATAAATAAAGGGGATAAATGTCGTTTACTTTAAGTATAAATGGTTGTGAATCTGTAATGTCTCCAGAGGTTCTTTCTAATAGGAAGAATCTTGAAAAGATAATTGATAAATTTAATAAGTTACCTAGGACAACTAAAATGTATGGTAAAATACAAACTTTAGAAGACCAAAGTCCTGCAACTAGAGCTTTAGATAGATTTGCTAAAGATATAGATCCAAATATTGCTTTTGATGAAACTTTTATTTTAGATAAAGGGCAACTTAGAAGACTAGAAATTAGACTTGATCAACATGAAAGACAAATGGGGAACAAGTTATATTATTTAGAATCTTTGTATAAGTTACCTCATGCAATAATGCGTAAAACTCCAGTAGGTTCTGACTTTATATATTCAATTGATCAAGCTAAAAACTACGAAAGAAATAATACTATTAACTTGAATAATAAAATGAAAGCAATTAGTAAATATTTTAGAAGAGCTAATTTAGACTATGGTATAGAGCAAGGGTTTTTTACTAAAACTCAATCAAAAAGATTAGTAGAGTTAGAAAATAAGTTAAGTAAAAATGCACAAGATATTGACGCTGTTCAAGAAATATCTAATGAAATAAATAAAGTTATAGAGGGTGGAGATGGTAGAGTATTTAGAGATTTTACATATTTAACAAAATTAAACAACACTGATTTTTCTAATGCAATTAAAGCTGGAGTTAGAGATGATGCAGATCCAGGAAGGTTTGGAGAAGCTTTTAGTCCTAATGTTATTAAAGCTGCAGAAACAGCAAGGCAATTATTAAAAGACTTAGGTTCTGTTAACTTTGCTGCGCTTGAACAATTAAGAGATGCTGTATGGGTAAAAACAACAGGCATGTCTTATTCTGATAATCGTAAAATGGCTAATTTTAGTCCGTATTTAAAATCATTTGATAAATCTATATCAGATGCTAAAAACAGATTAAAAATTGGTATGAAAGAAGGTGGTTATTTACCTGAAGTTTCAATTGAGAATATAATAGAATTGAAATCTAGAGCAGATAAAATATTAGCAGAAAATAACAATGTTATATTAGAAAAGTTAATAGATGATTTAGCTGTTGATATACAAAGCATGCTTAAAACAGACTTACCTGCAAATATAAAAGCTAGAAATGATTTAATAAATAAAAATTACTCTAAAAATCCATTATTCGTCTTAAACGAATATGGACAACAAGCAATACAGTTTAATAAATTAAGCACTATTACTAATTCTTATCAAAAAATACTACAAACTATTACTAAGCCAGATATTGGTGTAGAATACTTAGAAGGATTAAGTAACTTTGTTCATGATGAATATACAATAGCTACAAAAGGATTGGCTAATAGACCTGAAGTAGTAAATAGATTTATTAGAACAGTAAAAGTAGTTGAAACATTAAAAGCTATGTCATTAGGTGTTCCAGGAGCTTTAAGAAACGTTGCTGGTATGCAGTTCTTTTTAGTTAATATGGGTAGACAAAGAATAAAAGAAGCTAATCTTATGTACAATACAGGAGTATATGAAGGTGATAGCGTTCGAAGAATTGTTAACTCAATAGCTCAAAAACAAGGTTTTGATTTTGGTGACTTAGGTGCAGAACTTGTTACTGATGGACTTATTACTAAAGATCAGTCTCAAAAATTAGATTTTAAATTTAATATTGAAACTGGAAGAATTGAAGCTAAAGAAAAAGGCAATAAAACTTGGGAAAAAATTGAAAGCTTTATGGAAGGTGCTACTAAAAAGGGATTGGTTTTACACACTATAGGTGAAAACTTTATTCGTAAGCATATGTATAGACTTGCTTTAGTAGAATCTTTAGAAACTTATAGAAGTCAACCTGAATATTGGGCAAAGCACGGAGGTCATAAGCTTACAGCTGATAATTGGCAAGGAAATAAATTAGCTCAAACAGCATCTAAACAGGCATTATTTATAGTTAATCAAATGGCTGGTGAGTATGCTCTTCATGCTAAATCTAGACTTTTAACAGGAACTCCAGGAAAAATAAATAAAAATAGTAAAATATTAAATCCTGTAGAAACTGGATTAACAGCAGTAACTTCTTTAGCAACAGGACTTTTGCATTATCCAATGTTTATAACTGATATGCAATATAAAAAAGTTGAAGGTGCACTACATGGATTGGCTGGTGGAAAGATAGGTGCTAGACAAATATACTCTCCAGAAGCTCAATACTTAGCTAAATACGCAGCTTTTTATTCATTTATACAAATGCTATCAATAGGATTTAATGCAGATTTAAATAGATTATTTGAAAATGATACAATTGAACGTGTAAAAGACATGTACAGAGAAATTAGTGGACCGTCACCAGATGATTTAAATTCAGATGGAACATTAAAAGATTCTGCTGCAGGATATTATGGTGTATTAGGACAATTTACTGGTCCTTTAGTTGATGATTTAGCATTTGGTATGATGTCTGTAGGGCTTATGGGAATGCCAGACAGTTGGTTTTCAAGAACAATTTTAGGTTATGATAGATATTTAGAAGATAGTGGTGCAGATGCTAAAGAAAGAGCTTACTGGAATAGATTAGGTACAGCATTTGGATTTTTTGGAAATAAAGTTGTTCCAGCTATGAGAGATGGAAGAGGACTAGATGTTATTGCTCATTCTGTTGGGTTATGGCCTAGTGCTTATACAAGATCTGGTAGAGAGCTTGTTAATAAAGCTGTAGGTACAGTCACACCTTATAAACCTTTTAAATCTTCTAAGAAAAAGGCTAAAAAGAAATGGACTGATATACAGAATCAAAATAAATCTAAAAAAAATATGACACCTATAGAAGCTTTAGAACAACAATTAAGAGATATAAATACTAGGTATGATTTTTAGGAGAATAGGGTGCAACCGAAAGGGAGGTCACACCCTTTGTCATGGACGACAATTATAAATTTTCTTCTATTTTAATTGCAAATCTAAAAGTTAAATTAATTATACTAAAAGCAATTCCAATACCTAATATATCTGTACTATGCAAAACTAAGGTAAATGGAAAAAATCTTAACTCTATATAACCATCATGTATATATATATTAAATAATTCTTTATGATTCATTTGTCCCTCTCAATCAAATCTATAAAGTGATCAAATTCTATTGCTACATATATTTTAGATCTATTTCTTTTAAAAACTAAAACAGGTTGTCTATCATCACTATTTCCATCTGCCTGTTCTAAAGATTTCCAAAGATTCAATCTTTCTTGATTTTTACATTCAAAGCTATATCTTATAATCTTTTTAGCTGCTGGTGATAATACAATATCTTCACCACTCATACCCATAACTTGGGATTCAATATCATTCGTCTCAAGAATCTCCGTATACACAGAGCGAAGGCGGTCCCTCACTAAGTTCTGTAGTTTCCTGCCTTTGTTTTTTGCGGAACGCGCTTTCATATTCTCCCTCCCTTATTTTTTTTAAAGCATTATTCTTCTCTATATCTTCACCATCAAGATCTCTATATTGGCCATCACCAGTTATTTCATAACTATCTGGATGTAAGTCTTTGTATGTTTCTATCATACTATCAATATCTCTTTTTAGTTTTAATAAATCTTCTATCATATTGTCTCCTAGTGAAACCCCCTTTCGGGGGCACACATTATATTAGTTTCCATGTATGAGTCATCTTACCCCATACACCTTTTCTCATTATGTTTGTTTTCTTAAGTTTACCATCATTAGTTAAGTTAGTCATAGCTCTTCTAATGCTAGTAATAGGATATGTAGTTTCTGAATTGTCAACTAATATGCCCTGTATTTCATCAGGACTTAAGTTTCTTTTATAATGATTAAATATAGCCATTATAACTTCTTCTTGTTTATTAGATGATTCTATGCTGCTTTTAAGTACATTTCCTGTTTCGTTGTTAGTGTTGTAGTACATTATATAATCTCCAATCCTAATCTATGTAAAGCTGCATTAACTTTTTCTCTCATTTTAATTAGTTCTTTATACATGTCTTGTTGCTCATTTACTATACTATCAGCAAGTTTGTTTAACCTATCTAAAGTCTCATCTACATCAAGCCTTTTTTTCTTAGGTTTTATTTCTTTTTTTACTACTTTTCCTTCTGCTTTGTAGCTCATTTTTTACTCTCCTTTTGTTTTTCTCTTAGCATTTTTTGGTATTCATATCTACATCTTTTAGCATACATTCTAGGTGTATAGTGAGTGTAGTCACGTTCTTTGGGATTTTGACCTAAACCTATATCCGTTCTATTCATAAAATGTACAAATTCACTAGCCCTCATATGGAACCATTCGTAAGTTATCAAATCCTAGTTTAATATTCATTGACTCTTTTTCTCTGTTCTTATCACTTACAAGCTGCAACATTTGTATCTTACCTTCTTGATCCTTAAATGGTTTAAGAGATAATATTTTATTTGCATTGTAAGCAACTCTAAATGAGCCTCTAGATGAAGCTATATTCATACCTTCTACCATAGCTTGTTTACTAATCTCACTAACAGTAAATACAATTACATTATGTTTTACTGCAAGTTCCATTAATGCTTGACTAGCTTCCTCAACTTTCATGTTATGATCGTTCTTTTTGCTCCTAAATAGCCCCATATGGTCAACAACTACTATTTCTGGCTTAACAGGTAGGGTAGCAATTCTTTTCTCTAATTCATGTGTATATAGAGATCCAAAATCTACAGTTAGCCAATCAAACTTCTGACTAATACCATTGTTATACTTTCTATAATGTTCTGCTAATTCTTCTTCTGACATACCAGTTTCAATCATAGCAAATCTAGACCATATTTGTCTAGGTGACATCTCCATTTCTATAAAGTATGTTGGTCTTTTAAATGCAACCATCATATTTTGTAGAAACATTGTTTTCATAGAAGCAGGAGGAGCCTGTAAGATTACTACTTCGCCTGGATATATAGGAAAATCACATCCATAGGCTTCTTTAAAGTTTATAGGATTTAAATCTCTTTTATAGAACTCAATCATCTCTTTTTCCATAGATTCTGCATCCATAGTATTTTGAGACTTCTTAGATTTAAATAATCTACATGTATTTTGACAATGCTTATCCATAAGTACGTCATTACAACCATATCTATAGCCATTACCATCATGCCCTTCGTAACAATTATCAATAATTGCATCTAATTCTTTTTGAGTAAATGGTTTTTCTTTACTATCTACTCTTTCTCTCCAATCATTCATAATCAGTCTGACTGTTTCCTCTGGGTATAGCCATCTCATCCATGCTGATAGTCTAAGTGCTACCATATGTCTGCTACCAATAACACTACCGTATAACATTCTTTGTATACATGGATAATTCATTGGATCTGGTTGTCTACCTTTAGAGGAGACAGGCTCCTCAATCAGCTGTGTTTTGTGCGAAGATTGCTGATTTGCTCCTAATACATCAAATACAACATTACATTCAATGTCATCATTTAATACTTTTTGTGGTTGTTTAGCATAAGATTCTAATTCTTGTAAAAACTCATTATCATCTTTATCTAATACATTTATAATAGGATCAATCTGAACTTTATATAAATTAGATTTACTATTTTTAGTATTTAACAACCTTATAATTCTTGTTTTATCTGTAACTGATGGATCTGCATACTCAAATATACCTTTACTAGTCAACTCTTGTTTAACCTTCATATGTAAATCATCACATGGCTTCCATCTAAAAGCAGATGAGTGTATACCCACATGAAATCCTGTGCCACTAAAATACGTATTATAGGCAAGATTCATATCTTCTAGTATAACGTATAGCCCTAACAATTTATCTCTTGCATTTAAGCTGTTTGTCCCATCTACATCTAATATAAATTCATCAGGCATATATATTAATCCTGTATATCCTGCTAATTTACCCTTTTTTTGTACATAATCTTGTACTGATTCATCATAATCATACAAAGATACAAATGTATCTCTATCTAATCCCATCCACTCACTAGCTTTAGAAGCTTCTTGAAAATGGCATCTATTTGATAAACCAAATGCAAATTCTTTTATCATATTACTCCCCTTTTTTTGTAGTAGGTTTATGTAATTTACTTAAATCAATTAAAGTATTATAAGGCCAAGACATTTCATTCTTTAATCTCAATGCTCTATCATAAACATTTTCTCTACTTTTATTTTTTCTTTTAGTTTTATTAGCATTTTGAGCGCCTTTTTTTGATCTTGATTTATCTCCTAATTTTGCTAAACCTGCCATATTTTCTCCTTTCAAATTTTTGGTAACTCCTGCAACTTCCAGCCAGGCAATGTTCAACATATGATTTACTCATTCAAATATAGGAGTTCTAATGGAATAGAACTTTTGAAATGTCAAATAGCAAACTGAGTGCTATTTAGGGAGTTTTTATACTGTTACCAAAATCTTTTATATAGAGAGCCTCACATATTCCTTTGCCTTCGTTATCGCAGGAAACCCGCTAAGTGTCTTCTCGGGACTTACAGGACCAGTTGTTGGCTCTCTATATTAGTTAACAACAATCAACTAGAATGGGACTTCGTCATCATTACTAGTTGTACTCTCGGAGGTATCTTCATTTTGTAACTTATTTGCTACGAACTTATGAAAATAATTCTCTGCAGCGCCTTTCCAATAAGCAACATCATCATCAGAAAATGTTTCTAATTGATTCTCAAATGCTGTTGGAGCAACAGATGATAATACTCTACTGTATTTACCATCTTTATAAAAGTAAACATTTACTTTTTTACCAATCAAGCTTTGTGCGCTATCATCAATTTTTACTATACTATCACCATCAGGTCCATTTAATACCTCAGCTATACCAGCATTAGCAAATCTGAATAATCTACCTATAGCAAATTCTTCACCATCTTTACCTTTTTTCTCGTATATTCTTAGGTTAAGTGAATCTGGATATTCATTAAAGAAACAATCGATGTATTTAGTGCCATTAAAGTCACCATATGCAGCTTTTGTTATCTCTACTTCTTTCCATCCTGGAGTAAATTTACCACCAGTTTGTTTTTTAATTGTTATTGTTCGCATTTCTTCTCCTTATGATTTACGAATTGAGTTAGCATCATCATCAAATTGTGCAATACCTACCATAGATGATAGACCATATCTTCTACCATATGTAATCGCTGAACCGACACCTTGTGCGTCAACTTTTGCAAGTGGTAGTTTAACTTTTGATCTAATCCATTGACCTGATGAATGCATTAGTGTTGTTGTTACGCATACTGCACCTTTAATAGGCTCATTACCTTGAGTAACAGATAATCCATTTTTACTCAAATATGGGAACGAAGCCTTGATTACAGCGTGTAAATCTGCATAATTAGATTTAAAGAATGGATTTGTGCTCTCTTTTTTTGCACCTTCCATTTCAGTTTGAGCTTTTGCAAGTGCGCCAGCTAATTCACCAATTTCAGGTGATTTCCAAGCATCAGGTGTTTCGTCTACTAAAACTTCTAAGCCTGCATTTTCATGCTTTTCTTTACTTTCTAGTATGTCTTTTACAACACCTGTTTGTTTAGATATATCAATGTTTGACATCTTCTCTCCTTATGTTGTTGAACAGGGCAAACATTAGAGTATCTACCCTGTTCTATTTTATCGATTGAACCCTAAAGAAGGGTTTCTAATTTAAGAAACTAATTTCTTTTTATCAAGTATTAATGTTGAAAAATTGAATATAATTTCTTTGAAGTATGGTTGTTTCATAACTATGTTCTTAACAGTATTAGTTATAAAGCTGCCACTCATATTACTACAATAAGATGTAGCTTTACGAGTACATGGTTCTGGATCAGAGTCTTCATCAGAGTACCAATCTTTCTCATATTTTTTAACAGTAATATTATCATATATGTACTGTTGATACTGATCTGCACCCATCCTACCATCAATAACAAATGTTGGTTTATCAGGGCATTCTGCAAGTAATTTAACTATTTCCATACGAGCAGACATACTATCTAAACCAAGTATAAGTATATCTTCTTTACTGCCCATATAACGATTAAATTTACTATTTACAAGCTCAATTTCAATAGAGCATTCTATTTTTTTGATGTGTGTGTATAAAGCATCAACTTTAGATTTACCAATATCTTCATCTACATATTGACTAACACCTACATTTTCTATTCCTACTTTATCAAAATCATAAAGCGTAAATCTATCAGCACCAAGTCTTGCAAGCTGTGTGGCTACGGAGCTGCCAATAGCCCCGCAACCTACAACATGAAACATAATACCTGATATATCTGCTATGTCTTGACTTCTTAAGTTTCTCATATAGTATATCCTCCATAAGATCGGTTATAAGACATTGCATCAAGAACACTTTCAGCAATATCTAAGTATTTTGGATCAATACAATTTATTAGTTCCCATGGTTCTCTATCCATTTCTATAAACTCTTCAAGCTCTTTCTTGTTTAAAGTATCTATAGCAAGACCATAAGGTTCTATTAGTTTGTTTGTATGTGTTACTGCTGATTTATACTTATGCATATTCCAATCACCTAAATTGAATTGCCTGATAAATTCTGTTATTTTACCACAAGCATACTCATGTTTAGCTTCAAAGTTAATTATTTCTTGTTGTGTTGGTTTTAGCCCTACTTCTAAATCATCATCAAGCCAATTATATGTAGCCCAATTATAATTACCAATTGATAATTGTTTTTGATTTTTTGATTGTAACACAGATCCACCAGATTTGTAAGAACTTATATTTGTATAAGCACGCTTCCTACATTTAGCTTTAACTTCTGTAACTATCTCAAGTGGTATTTCTACTTCAGGTGTATCATCTAGTATTTTAATTTCAACATCTTGATGTACTTCTACTGGCTTCCATACAGATATTCTGCATTTATATTCCTCTTTTAGATTAACAACAAGTGCAAATGAAACATCTGATTCACCTTCACCATACTCATCAATACTAGATAAATCTGTACCACTCCAGAATGCATCCATTGTATGATGACTGTGCCACCAACAGAATCTAAACTTCTGTTCTTTGTATTTCATAGCCATTTGAGTATAATACGTAGCCAATTCTTCTTTATCTAGGTCACACGTAGTTCCTGCTATTTCTTGTGGTAATATTACTGGATTTTCAATAGTCCAATCACCATCTTCATCTTGTGTTACTACAGCCATACCACCTATCTCAGCTTTTTCTGTGACATAAGCAGCTTTAGCATAATTTATAATCTTATCCCAAGATTCTTTATGTATTAATATTTCCATTATTCCTCCTTAAAGTTAATTAAGTGTGCCCTGCTCGGTAGTTCTATTTCACACTGACGGGAGACTCACGGACACATCTTAAAATATGTATCTTATTTCTTGCCACGGTAATATTGCATTGTGGCTATGTTTCCAAGCATCAATCAATCTACGTTTTAACTCATACTGGTATCTTATATTAACATTACCATATTGAGATGTTTTTTGTTCTTGGATTTTAGGCTTCCAAAGCAAGTCTTCTGCTTGTTTTGTACTTTCTTTTTTCATATTGTGTTCGTGCATATCATGATTATGTGTAAGAAATATAGCCTCACACTTAACATGTTCTTTTATAGCATCATCTACATATTTATCTACTTGTTTAAATAGATTTTGATACAATATACCAGCATCTTCTTCTACAATTATAGGTGAATAGTTAATGTGAACATCATAACCTGCAATCCAAAACTTGTTAATAGCTTTTAGTCTATCAGCAATTGTTGATGTACCAGGCTCTAGTATATTAGCATACTTTTGTGGCATTACACTAAATCTAATACGTATCTTACGATTAGGATTGTAGTCTAATAAGTCCTCATTAACATATTTAGTAGCTGCCGTGCCCATAGCTCTATCATTGTTCTTAAAATAGTCAAACAACATCTTCCAATCATGATATTGTGCATGTTTTACATAGTCTTCATTACAACTGAAGTCATATGTGTAATATTTATCATGTGTCTGATCAGGTTCTTTAGGCCATTTTAAGTTACCATTGTGAGCATCTATAGTATCTATAATTTCTTGTGTATTTGTTGCTACTGATAGACCTGTTTTTAAATGTCTACGCATATAACAATAACTACATTTGTATTCACAACCAAAACCAAAGGAAGGCGTAATAAAATTACTACTACGCCCTGAATCTCTGATTGTCATTGCTTTACGTCTTACAAAGTTAGGCATATAACCTCCTTACATTTCGTCACCTTGTGGTGATTCATCAGGCCAATCTTGTTCACGATCACCTTGTATTGGCATTTCACCACCATGAATATTACCTGTTGATGTATTAATACCACCCATTCTAGTAGCCCATTGAAGTGTTAATTGTTCAGCCTGTTCTGGTGATACTGGTTGAGGATATGCATCTTTATACATACTACATCTAGATCTAAGTGCACATTCTGCTGTATCACAATAATCATCTTCACCTGATGGAGTATAAAAGCATTCATCTGGTGTACTAGTACCAAATATAGCTCTAAAATCATCATTTATTACCTTTGGCTCACCATGATATGAAGCTTTAATATTGTGATATGGATTAGTATTATTAGTATATCTAGTAGCCCAATTAGGTATTTGAATTAGCAAAGATGTTAAATCATATCTACCCATAGCATTACTTATATTTGTTGCATCATCACCCCAGCATACACTATTACCAAATATATTACCACTATCTCTGTAATGATTTCCAGATATATAAGGAAACTTTAATCTACCTCTATCATCAAAAGGATAAACAAGACCATAGTTATAAGTATTAAACCTTGGGTTATCATAACTAAGTTTATTTGTTATCATATCTTTAATTGGATAGCTTATTATATTTAATTCAATCTGCATATCACACGGTATATCAGCAATATGTGTAGCTTCTGTTTGTGCTCTTGTATTTGCACTACTATACACTTTAATAGCTGGGGGTGAAAATATAATTGATGTGTTTAATATATATCTTTGATTTGATCTACTACTAGGATGTGCATATAATCTATACCATATTGAATTATACATATCTATTCCATCTGCTACTGGCGCTACTTTTTCTCCTTGTTCTGATAAGTAATTTTTAAATGTATCTTTATACTCTACAAGAATACTAGGATCATCTAGCCATTCTTCGTTATAATAACGCAAATTAGTTATCATATTATCCATTTCTCTTAACTCAGTTTTTATCCAATCCCAACGGTTTAATCTAAAATAATCTTCACGTGATAGAAAATTATACATACCACTAGGTTTACGTTCAAATCCTAAGCCTCTCATCATTAAATTTGCTACTTTATCATATGTACCACGTTTCCATTTAAATGTTTTAGTAATCTCTAAATCTGCATGATACTGTGTGTTAAATCTGTTTAGTCTTTCCATAATATCTGCTTGGGGACCGAAATATATGTGATCACCAAGATCTTCTGTTTCTATAGAATCAATTACATCATTAATATCTGTTGATTCTACAATTAAATCGTAAGTATTATAATCTACCATTTCTCTCCTCCAAAAGTTATATAGGGCTGATTGACCCTCGTTAGTGTATACTCTCGCACCTAGGTCGGTATTTTTCTCGCCTGTCACTACAGCCCTATAAGTTATAAATTAATAATTACTGGTCACCGCCAGACTTATTATTATTAACAGCTGCAACAATATCACCTTCAGAAATAGCGTGAGTATTAGTTACAGATACACCGTTAACAGCAACAGATGCATTACTACTAATATCATCTGGAAACTCTGCTCTTAATTGTTCAACGGTTTCAGCGTTAGTTTGTCTCTCTACAAAGCCGCCACCTTGTAGGAATTTTATAGTTTTAGTTGCCATGTGGCCTCCTTTTAGTGTTCATACGATGAATATTGAGATTCTTCAGCCAATTGGTCAAAGAAATCATCAATAAGTTTATAGTTAGTTTTTATTTGTTTTTCTATTGTCTCTTTTACCTCACCATCTGGTAAATATTTGACAGTTTTCTTTAAAAGAATAGTATTTGCTTCTACATTGCCAATATCCATTATAATCCCATCCTTAATCTAATAGAGCCTATAATAGATTTTAGTTCTTCTATTTGATCACAAGCATAATTACAATTTTCGTTGATTCTGTTTATATCTTCTTTCATTGTGTCGATATGATTAAGAATATAGTCCATAGAATCATCTTTTTTAGTAGTTTTACTATTTTTTTTAGGTTCTTCTCTATCTATTGGCTTATCAGTCATTATTTTCTCCATTTGTTATCAGTACTAGCTCATCAATAAGCTTATTTAGCTCTATTTTTAGCTTAGATTGCTTATTTTTATTGATTATTATGTCTCTTAAGACATCTTCTTCTGTTCTTGCTGGTAAAAACGTTAACATATTATAAATCCTCCTGATTCTAGACAAAATTTAGCAAAATTCTCTACATTTTCTTTTGAAAACGGATAACTTGATAAGAATTTTAGATCATCATCTTCAGATTCTTGCAATTTTTTGTTTTTTTTCTTTACATGTTCTTCCCATTTATCAACAGTACCATCTGCAAGCAATATTTCTAGTTGTGTACCTATTTTAGCAGCGGTTTCTTGATCAATTTCTTTTCCATCATTGTAAGATCCAGCTTCAAACTGTTCTTCTGTCATAAAATCACAATTATTGCACACAAATGACCATAATGGCCTCCACCACCACACATTATTACGAAAATACACACCTGGATTGTCTTCATGGTATCTTTCCATGTCTTTAAAGTACTTTTTACGTCTTTCTATGTTCTCATCCTTCCATAAATCACTATCTTCTTTAAAATACTTGTATTCAGACTCATGTTTGTGTATTTTAGGGTTCATACCACTTAAATCAAATCCCATACTACTTCTCCTTATTTTTAAACACTTTAATTACCTCATCAAGCAATGGATGTGGTATATCAGCGTCTACTACGTTATCTCTATAAAACTTAGTTATTTTATAGTTATTATTTAATGCATCTTCAAATATGCCATTACATATAGGACAATATTGCCCTTCTTTTTGTGTTTTAGCACATTCTATAAGCCATTTAAATGATTTTTCATCTTGACTTACAAATTCATCATTGATATATATTCCTGTTAAGGCTCTGTTCCTAATCAGTGTATAGTTAGGATCAAGATCACCATCTGGTTCAATGTGGTTTGTTAGTTCAAGTTGTCTGTTATTTCTATGATATATAACATAATTAATCGTGGAGGTCATCTATACCTGCCCTTGTTAATAGTAACCATAGTATTCCTAAAGCTATTATTAACATTGATATTAATAAATACATATTATTCTCCTTTAAAAATTAACACCCACCAACAGGCCGAAGCCCTAAGTGCAGTACTATCGATGATGGGTGTTATGTTAACCTGTAGCTGTTTTGAGCCTTGTCTACTCCTACAGGTCTACTCTCCTACCAATTCCTTTAGACATTTTAAACTGAAACTTCTTAATATCCTTATCTAATGCTTCCAAGGCTTTAGTCTCAGTCTCAATCTTAGAAATTATTTTGGCTTTTGCCTCTTGTAGTCGCTTGACTATCTCTAACATTTCTGTATAATTACCTGCCATTACTTATCCTCCTCTACATAGAATGGATCATCATACTTCTCAGCGTACTGCCGCTGCATTTTTCTAATTTTCCAATCATCATTTAATTCTTTAAAGAACATAAGTAAGCCATGTATTGCCATAGTAAATGTTATAATACTTATAAGACCAAGTATTAACAGTACAAATGATTCTATATGCATTTTTCTACTACCTTACTACCTTTCCCAAGAATTATAACAGACTTAGCCTGCTTTCTTGATTTAGCTTTCATTATATCTTTTCTAGCAATAAGAAATGCCTTCAAGATATTATCTAAACTATCGTTCTCTATTATTGATTCTGGTAATACATTAAAAACTTCTTTCTTTCCCATGGTAGGATCTCCTTTTATTAACTGTTTTATATTAACTGTTTAACACACCAGCCCTGGTGATTGCTTTAGCTTAGTGACCATAAAGGTTCTATCGGTAGCATCCATCAACAGGGCCGAGATTGGTATCTAATAGTGTTCTAAATATACTCCCTAGGTAGTACATAACCTGTCAAGGTTCACTTTCGAATCGCTCCAGTGTGTCGGGTATTTATGATTCTTTTTCTAAACTTTTTTCATAATCATCATAATCATCTGCATCTACTAAATCTTCATATACATGAACTAATAAACTATATAAATGCTCTTTATCATTATCTTTATACCATTTTATGTAGTTTTTTAGAAAATGTTCAACATCACCTAAATCTACATCTTCAACTTTAAAATTTGGCTCATAATAGCTATAATTACCTCCTGCAAGATGAGGTTGTTCACTAACATTATGCATGAATCCACCTAAAGAATAAACAATATCAGCAAAACATCTAGCAAAGTCTATTGGTTTAAGTTTCCCACTAAAAGCAGGATAATTACCCCAATAATCTTCATAACATCTTGAAGCCATATATATTTTATTAGGCCAATCATAATTTGTACGAACTCTATCATAAACAAATTGTCTAATACATTTAATAATGACCTTTTTATTGTCAAAAGGCTGCCAAGAATTATCTTTATGAGTATAAACTACTTTCCATTGATTTTCTATAAAATATCTTCTAAATAACTGGCACATTTTATCAATACCAGAAAACATACTTGTTCTAGGTGTCATTCCAGTACTGTTATTGTTGTGAAATATATTTATTTGTTCATAGTCTAATACCATTTCATTTCTTACTCTGTCAACTATTTCTTTAAATATTACATATTCTTCACCAGATATATCACTAGCAAGGTTCATCACCTCTATAGCTTTATCTAAAACTTCTTCATCATCTTCATTTCTTATAATTGTGTCAAGTAATTGATTACCTTCTTCATCTACACAACTATGATCTGCATATCTATCATATTCTTTACTCATTTGTTCTCCTTATTGGTTTGAGAGTTATTAAATTATTAGAGACGTTTATATTTATTGTGGTAACGTCTCCAAAACCACTCAAGAGTCATCCGAATACCCCAGGTTTAGGAGCATGCTTTTAGACCTCCCGCTACAGGTAAGCTTGTTGTTTTCTAGGCCCAGAAATTTCTCTCTACCTATAGTCTACCTCACGTGTGATAACATCTCAGCCGACATCAGTATCGACCTCCGTTACCAGATAAATTTAATACTTGTAGTTAATCCGTCTAGGCGCTATGTAACACTAGCTATATTATATTATGCTTTTTACTAATATTGTATACCACAGTCCTGCATAACGCCTATTATTAATTATTTGTGCATTTTTAAGGAGAACGCACAAACTCACAACGTAATAAGATTACATTTTCTAAGGCTAATCTCATGCCTGGATCATTCTATTTCAGATGAATGATAGAACTGAGGACTTTTCTTCTTAGATAAGAGCTTAGTGTGCCTATCTCACTAAACAATACTACATATATGACCTTATTTACCCATGCCTCATATTTATTATAGTTACGACATGCATGTTTTGGTAGAGCCAGGTATTATAACCCAGCTCTTTTAATAACATTATAACACTTATCACTAAACTCTTCGAGATTAGCAGTATAAGCCTCATAACGTTCGATTAACTCTTTATATCGAGCAATCTCAGCACATTTAGTGCATTTGGTATCCATAGACACCTCCTCTCTAACTCTTAACGAGTTCCCACAGAGAGAATACTTGTTTGGTATAAGTTTATATATATACTTACACACACATGCACACGTATAGAATGCGTCTTATACTGTTTTATGTATTTATTGTAACACACACACCACAATACGTCTCAACTTGTGCTAAATGATAATAATTAAATATATAAGGGGAAACTAAATTAGAATCCCCCTATATATAATCCAAAAAACAGATTAATTATTACCAATGTACATCAATCTAAGTTCTGCTTTCCATTCTTGTTTAGAGATTTCTCTACCAAACTCTCTGTAAGCAGACCAACCTAGATCTTGTAAGTCTTTAAGCTCTCTACGTTTAGCAGCTTTAGACTTAGTAGGATGCATTACAATAGCTGTCCTTTGTGACTTAAGTATCTCTAGGACATTATCAGTCTCACCCTTTGATACTAACTCAGGAAGGTCATTGATGCTATACACCCTTTCATCTCTTGTTGTACCCATATCCACTGGTTGTACAATAATGGACTTACGTATAACTTGTGAAGCACCATTATCAATTGTTTTATTATCATCTGACATTTTATTCTCCTTATATTAAATAATAAACACAAATATAATACAACTAAAATGAAAAATAACGTAATCACGATAGTGAAAAACCCTTCATAAGGGGTGGGTGTATATTAGAACACCACACACTAAAATTGCACAATTTTTAAAAGTTGCTTTTCAAACTTAACTTTTTGTAAATTATATTGTAAAATAAAAGGGGGGGCTTAAATGGCTAAAGGTAAAAATAAACCTAAACTAACAAACAAACAAATAGAATACCACTTAAATAATCTGTATAAGGCTATTACTCAAGAAAGTAATACTCTTAGTACCACGATGCAAGTATTAACAGACTTCATAGAATTTTCTAAAAAAACTGATGATTTTCAAGAATTTATACAAAAAAAGTATAAAGATTTAGAAGATAAGAAAGAAAAGCCTAAAATAATTACAAAGTAAGTATTGCTTTTAATATAATATATTCACTAAACTATAGAATATTATATGAAAGGGCTTAAATGAAAGATGGTAATACTAAATATATATTAACTATAGAATTTAATCCCGATACAGAAGAAATAGAAATAGTAGAAGAAACTATTATAGAACCTTCTCCATGTCCTATTATATTTAAAGGTAATTTGGAAGTGTTAGATTATATAGATGATGAGCATATCTCTAAAATAACTGTGTATGAGATAGCAGAATCATAATTTAATTTGACCTTCGGTCAAGTTACCAGCATAACAAAGGAAAGTATGTCTAAAAATAAAAAGACACAGATTAGAAAGACTGTTGACACTAGTTCTTCAAAGGTATATTTAAAACAACAAATATCCGATAACATACAAAGAAGTAGGTTAAGGAGAAAAAATGCTAACAGTAAAGCTATTACTGATTATATTAGGAAGTATTTTAAATAGTATGACAGATTTTAATGAACAACAGCTAATATCTAGAGAGTTAGACTCTATGGGTAATTATGAAAATAGAACCCAGTCTATATATGACTCTATGTTAGTAGAAGCTTCTAATCATTGGGGTATACCTGCTACTAGAATTGATAATATTATTACTAAAATAGGTTATCATGAAAGTCATCACACTATGGATCCTATGATAAAACAAAGATTAAGTGATGGTACTGTTGGTCGTGGAAGAGGTATATTTCAATTTGAAGTAAGCTCAGATGATAAGCAAGGTGGTGGAGCAACAGCATTTAACAGAAGTGTAAATTATTTTAATAATAATGAAATACCTAAACCTGATTGGGTTTTAAATGCTAACTATGTTGATGATTTTGATGCAACTACATTAGATAGTTTAAACCAACGTATACTAATGTTGGCTAACATGAGACAAGAGCCTGTAGTAACTGCTGAATCTATAAGTGATGTATTTACTAATGAAGATATTGCAGAATTTTGGCTAAATAGTCATTGGAAGGGTGATGTATCAGACAGACTTGCTAGGAAAAATAGTTTTCTTGGGTCTGTTAAAAAGTATGATAGTGAAAACCCTACAGAAAATATGCTTTTTGAATGAGATTTTATAAGGTTAACAAAATACAGCATGTCGTTTATGACGAAAGAAGCGAGTTACCTAATGATATAAAAATAAAACAATGGAGAAATGCTGAAGTTGGTGATTGGGTTGAAGCTGATGATGGATGTTTTATACAAATATTGCGCAAAGGAAAGATGGTCGTGCCGAAAGGGCGGAACAAGGTTAGGGAATATGTTGGCACGTGCACTGGTACTTTTCCAGTAACCTCCAAAGCGAAGATGGACACTTCGCGCAGACTCAATATTTACTCCTTTGGAGGGAGTAAGAGTTCTGCAGACGTTCTGCTAGATCGGACCGTACTGAGTAAGCATGAGCATCTATTTGTAACTTATATAGTATCTGGGCTTAGTCCTCAGGAAGCTTATATAAAAGCTTTCCCTACAACTAATCCTGGATATGCTAAACAAAAGTCAGCGCAATTAGTAAAAACTAAAAGGATTACTACAGCTATGAAAGAAGAATTAAAACCTATATTAGAAGATATAGGAATAGATGAAAAAACTATATTAGAAAACATAAATAATATAGCATTATCATCAGAAAAAGATGAAACAAGATTAAAAGCGTTATTTAAATTATCTGACATCATGGACTTAGAAGATAAAAATAAAACTACAGTAACGCAAGTAACTGGTGCTCTATTTCAAGGATTCCAAGATAAGGACTTGGTAAAAGTAGAGAGACCAAAAGATGCTTTAGAAGCAAAGGAGAAATAAAATGGCGATATATCCAGAAGGGGCAGATTTGATTAGACCATCAGAGTATACTATGTCTGATCAAGAGATAGAGGATATGATAATGAATCAATTCTTAGAAGAAGAAGAAGACCTTATTGCACCAACTCCTAGAGACCCTAATATAGATTATGGTAAAGGAGAAAGTGGTATTGTTGAAATGGAGGGCAGTACAATTAATTATACATTAGATAATCCTGATGTATTGTTTCAAGAACCTCCTGCACCAGGTTACCATGAAATTGAAAGAGATGGAATTATGTATGGTGTAGAAATTATGGAAGATGGAAGTATAGGTTCTGTAGATACTTTGAGTGATTCTATTGTAGGTGGAGATTCGCCTATAGATGAGCAGTTTAGTCCTTCTGAAGGATTAAGTATAGATAATTATTCTGCTTATTCTGAAAAATTTGATGAATATTATAATCCTGAAACAGGAATGACTTGGGATGGTGCTAAAATAGATGTTGAAATTAGTCCAGGAGGACAAGATTTAAGTAGAATGTTTTCTGCACAGGATTTACAAACAGGTGAACTTGTAGGAGACTTATTATTAGGAACATTAGCAACACCTTTTGTAGGACCTTTTCCACGTATGAAGAAAAGAACTGATTTTTTGACTACTAAACCTAGTTGGGGTACTTACAATAGAATGAAAGGTACTCCTAGAACAGATTTAAATATTAGACCTTACATTAATCAATCTAAAGGGCCAGTGATGGATCAGGTTTTTAAAGGGCGTTTTTCAAAATACGATCCTAAATTGGGACCTTGGAGCAAAGCTGTTAATGCTCCTGTTAATCAGGGTGGCACAAGAATCCCAGGACCATTTAAAAGTAAGGATTTAATGGTACGTCCAACAATAAATGCTAAAAGAAATGATCCAATGACATCTTTTGATAAGGCGGTAGACAAAAAGACAATGCAACAAATACAAAAGATTCTTAAAAAAATATATGGAGAGTAAGTTTGAATAAGCCTAACCAGTTTAAAATAGAAACACCAGCACTTACTGTTGAATCAGATACTGATAGCCCTATATTTGACTTAGTAAGTGTTGTTCTTGTATTTGCTGTTTTCTTTGTAGGTATTAAAGTTTTAGGTATATGGATAAAAGGCATATTAAAACGTGGCAAATATTAATACACAAAATGTAAGTAAAGCAGAAGAAGCTTTAATGCTTGCTAAAAATGATATGATTGCATTTGGTAAATTATTTTTACCAGAAGATTTTATGAGGAGTGAAACTCCTTTTTTTCATTATGAGGTAGCTGACTGTATATCAGATAAAAGCATAAGACAAATGGCTGTAATATTACCTAGGGGTCATGGTAAAACTGTGCTTACTAAATGTAATATATTAAACGATTTCTTATTTGCTGAAGAGCCTTTATTTTATGGGTGGGTTGCTGCCTCGTCTAAGATTAGTGTACCAAATTTAGACTATATAAAATATCATTTGGAATATAATGACAAAGTTTCGTATTATTTTGGTAATTTAAAAGGTAAAAAGTGGACAGAAGATGACATCGAACTTAAAAACGGGTGTAAACTTATTAGTAAATCAAATCTTTCAGGTATTAGAGGAGGTGCTAAATTACACAAAAGGTATGATCTCATTGTGTTGGACGATTTCGAGGATGAAAATAATACCGTTACGCCTGAATCTAGAGCTAAAATCTCGAATCTGGTTACAGCTGTTGTTTTCCCTGCTCTTGAGCCTGGTAGTGGTAGGTTGCGTATTAATGGCACACCTGTTCATTACGATGCTTTCATTAATAATATACTTGTTGGATATGATAAGGCAAAAGGTGAAGGGAAAGAAAAAGAATTTAGTTGGAGAGTGGTAACATATAAGGCAATCCAACCTGATGGAACACCATTGTGGGATTCTTGGTTTGGTCAAAAAGAGATGGATAGAAAGAAAAAGTTCTATGCAGACTCAGGACAACCACAGAAGTTTTATCAAGAATACATGATGGAAGTTCAAAGTGAAGAAGACTCTATATTTACTAGAGATCATGTAAAGTTTTGGGAGGGAGATTATAAATATGATGAAGAAGGGCAAATCTCATATATCATCACAAGTGATGGAGACGTTAAGCCAGTCAACATTTTTGCTGGGGTTGACCCTGCTACTGACAGTACCCGTAGGGATAGTGATTTTAGTGTTATTATCATTTGTGCTGTGTGCCCTGATAATAATGTCTATGTTTTGGAGTATATTAGAATGCGTAGTTTACCAGTTCTTGGGATTCCTGGGGATAGCAAAAAAGGAATAGTTGATTATATTTTTGACATGAATAAAAGATATAAACCAAGTTTATTTACTGTAGAAGATACTACTATGAGTAAACCTGTATTTCAAGCATTAAATGCTGAGATGAGAAGAAGAAATGATTTTACTGTAAAATTTTGTGCAGAAAAACCTGGTAACAGAATGAGCAAAAGAGATAGAATACAAGAAATATTAGCACAAAGATTTTCAGTAGGGGGAGTATTTGTAAAGAAAAATATGTATGATTTACAAAGAGAGATTTATACATTTGGTCCTAGAATGGGACATGATGATACTATAGATGCTTTGGCTTATGCATGTAAATATGCTTATCCTTTACAGTCTGTTAAAACAGATCAAAAGGGTAAAATGTATAAACATAAACCAAAAGCAAGAAGCTGGGTAACAGCATGATAGATTTAATTAAACTAAAAGACTTGGGGAAACCTAGTCAAGAAAATAATAACGAAGAAACCGAAGAGAACAAAGGAGAATAAATGGCAACAAAAGTAACGCCAGCTACGCTCACAGTTAAGGTAAGTGAAACAGTCACACTAAATGGTGTAACATATGGTGGTTCTAATACTTTTAGAAAAACATCGTGTGGACAAGTAGATCAGAGAATAATGTCAGTAGCTCATGATAGTAATGTTGAAATAGCTTCATTTGCAGCAGCAGATGCAAAAGGTGTTGTAGTAGGAGCAAATTTAAAATATTTTAGAATTACTAACTTAGATGATACTAACTTTATTTCAGTAATAATATATGATTCTGGAGCAGGGCATGAATGTGCTATAAAAGTAGAGCCAGGATCTAGTTATTTCTTTACAACAGATGATTTTTATGCAAATGATGATTCTGATGTAGATTTTGCAGGAACATTAATTACTGCTGAAGCAATTTACTTAAGAGCTGACACAGCTGCATGTGATGTAGAGTATATCATAGTAACAACTTAATATAGGTTAATATGGCAAAACGACAAGATAAAACTGCTCAAAGAGTACAAAGAATATTTAATTCTATAAATACTCATACAAGAGCACAATGGGAATATATAAATCAAAAAGGGTTTGATTTTTCTAACGATAACCAACTTTCAGAAGAAGAAAGAATTGTTTTAGAAGAGCAAGGAATGCCTACATTTACTATTAATAGGATTACTCCTGTTGTAGAAATGTTAAATTTTTATGCTACAGCAAACAATCCAAGATGGCAAGCAGTTGCTTCAGAAGGCAGTGATACTGATGTTGCTGCTTTATTTGCTGATTTATCAGATTATATTTGGTATAATTCTGATGCAAGTACATTATATGCAAATGCAATAAATGATTCTATTACTAAATCAATAGGTTATTTAATGGTAGGCATTGACCATGACCAAGATCATGGAATGGGAGAAGTTGTTATAAAACAACCAGAACCATTTGATATATTTGTAGATCCAAAATCTAGAGATATGTTATTTCAAGATGCCTCTTATATAATGACTAGAAAAATATTACCTAGAAAGCATTTAATATCTTTATATCCTGAATATAAAAGACAAATTAATAATGCTAATACTGATAATAATAATATGTATGATATGTCTGAAAAATCATACGATTCCGCTGTAAAAGATTTTGCCTATAAAGATATAGATTCAACAGAATCTGTAGATCCTTCAACTGGAGAATATGATGATTTAATTGAATGTTATGAATTGTATGAAAAAGAAAAGCTTTTATATTATAACATATTTTTTAGAATACCTCCTGATGAAGAGCAAATTTCTAAAGCTAAAGAACAAGTTGCTTTTGAAATGCAAAAAATTCAACAAGAAATGCAAGTAGAGTTTTTAGAGCAACAACAACAAATGCAACAAGCTGTTCAAGAGGGTAAGATGTTACCTGAAAGATTTGAACTAGAAGTTAAGAAGCTTCAAGAAATGCAACAACAACAATTAGTAGCTGCTGAACAATCTATGATGAGTAGAATAGTAGAGCAAAGTTCTATTATTGACAATCAAATTGTTACAGAAAAAGAATATAAACTAATGATTAAAGATGAAGATTTTACTAAACATCTTGTTGAGGCTATATCTTTTTATCAACCTAGAATCAAATTTACAAAAGTAGTAGGAGATAAAACTTTATATGAAAAATATCTTCCTGCTAATATAACAGAGTATCCAATAGTTCCATTTCATTTTAAATGGACAGGAACTCCTTTTCCTATCTCTGCAGTTTCTCCACTTATTGGAAAGCAAAGAGAATTAAATAAAGCACACCAAATTATGGTACACAATGCATCTCTTGGAAGTAGCTTAAGATACTTATATGAAGAAGGTGGTATAGATACTGATTATTGGGAAAAATATTCTAGTAGTCCTGGAGCTTTACTTCCAATACGTCCAGGTGCAGCAACTCCAACACCAATACAACCAGCCCCATTGTCAAATGCATTTTTTAGTATAGTACAAGAAGGCAAAGGTGATATGGAGTATCTTGCAGGTATATACAGTTCTATGATGGGTGACACAAATAGACAAGCAGATACTTATAGAGGTATGCTTGCTATGGATGAGTATGGAACTAGAAGAGTAAAACAATGGCTAAATAATTGTATTGAACCAGGATTAAAACAACTTGGTACTGTAATAATGCAATACTCTCAATCTTTATATACTGCAGAAAAAGTATTTAGAGTTGTTCAGCCAAATAACATTAAAGAATCAAAAGAAGTTAGTATGAATGTACCTATTTATAATGATTATGGAGAGGTTATAGGTAAATTTAATGACTATGCTACTGCTAAATTTGATATTAGAATAGTTTCTGGATCAACCCTACCAGTTAATAGATGGGCATATCTAGAAGAATTAAAACAATTATTAAACTTAGGAGTTATTGATGATATAGCTGTTCTTGCAGAAACAGATATTAGAAATAAGGAAAATATTGTGAAAAGAAAATCTATGTATGCTCAAATGCAAAGTCAATTATCTTCTATGGAAGAAGCTCTTAAAGATAAAGAGGGTGCAATAGAAACTCTTGAAAGGCAACTTGTTCAAGCAGGTATTAAAGGTAAAGTAATGCAAGCTGAAATGGAAATAACTAAAAAGAAAGAACAAGAAAAAGCTAATGTTACTGTTGAAGCAAATAAAATGAAAAATAATGCTATGACTCAACAGCAGATGTTAAAAAATGCAGTTAATAATGAACAAGAGAAAGCAAAAATTAGAGCTCAAGAACTTATGGGTAGAATGCAATTGTCTGCTCAAAGTGTTCAAGATCAAGCAAATTTAGATGCACAAGCCACTAGGGCAAATGCAGCTTTAGAAAGTAAACAAAGAAAAAACGTTGGAAATGATCAATAACTTATTGTAAATTTTCAACAAAAAAAACTAGGAGAGTAAATGAATAACGAAGAAAGTAGCAACTCAACACACTATAGTGAAGACCCTACTACCGATTTTTTTGAAGCAATGGAGAAAGATGTAAACTCTATGGTTTCTGAAGAATCACAAACTAAACCAACTGAAGAGAAAACCCTCGGTACAGCTACTAACAAAGCAAGAGGCCCTCAAAGAACAGATTGGAAGAAGAGGTACCAAGATTCTAGCAGAGAAGCTAAACGTATGCATAGTGAAATGCAGGAATTGAAACCTTATGCAGCCATCATACAAGCTATGAAACAGGATGGCGGACTTGTGGAACATGTTAGAGGATATTTAACAAATGGAGGTGGGAGCGCTTCAATACAAGACCAATTAGGTCTACCAGAAGATTATGAATTTGATGCTAATGAACTTGGTGATCCAAATTCAGATTCATCTAAAGTATTGAATGCTCACGTAGACAGCTTAGTTCAAAGTAGATTACAACAACATAATCAAGCTCAAGCTCAAGAGATGAATAAGCAAAGAATTGCTCAAGCTAGAATGGCTGAAGAGAAAAAATTCAGAGCTAATCATCCAGACATGAGTGATGAAGAATATGAAGTTATGATACAACAAGCTAGTTCACATAGACTTTCATTAGAAGATATTCATTATATCTTAAACAGAGATTCGGCCAATAACAAGGTAGCGACTAATGTTAAGAAAGATATGGTAGAGCAAATGAAAAATGCTCGGAACATTCCAACAAGTACAAGCGGATTAAATTCTGCTCCTACTGACAGAAATCCTAATGATAGTATTTTTGACACGTTAAAAGGAGTAGATGAGGAACTTGATAACTTGTTTGGCGAATAACTAATTTAATAGCCAGACTTAAAAACATGAAAGGGAGTCTATTATGGCTTTAAACGATTATGTACAGTTATCGGAATTAGGACAAGCGGATGTGCTTTCGAATGGTCCTGGTACTTCAACAGCTAATGTTGATACTGGTGATCTTCGTAGAAAGTATAACTTTGGTGACAGAGTTTCTGAACTTTCGATTGCACAAGATCCTTTTTTCCGATTTGTATCAAAAGTAGGTAAAAAACCTACAGACGATCCTTCTTTCAAATTTACTGAAAAAAGAGGGTCATATCATAAAAGATATGCATATGTTGGTGCAGCAAAAAACAATTCTGGATCTTGGGTTACAACTTCTGACCTAGGTGCAGCTCCTGCTGTTTCGGACACATTGTATGTTCGTATGATAACAGACTATAAAAATTCTGGAAACCTTCAGAATGTTTATGGTAACACAGCAAACGATTTTGCAATTGGTGCTTCTGGCACTATGCCAAAATTCTTTTTAGCTGGTCAATTAGTAAAAATACCTATGGCAGCTTCTGCAGGTGGTGATGTTACAGATTATCTTATTGGTAAAGTTGCAGCAACTCCAGTTGAATATGCTTATGCAGGTTCAGGTGATGACGCAACTGGCACATCAGCAAATCCTGATATGGTAGAATTACAATTAACAGTTATAAAAGCAGGTACTCGATACTTATCTGTATCAGCAAATATAGATGATGGAAATTATGTTCAAGCTACTAAAGAAATAGCAGCTACATTAGAACCACAAAGAACTTATGTTGTTGGTACTGCTCACGCTGAAGGTTCTGGTTATCCTGAAACATGGATGGATCAACCATACTCTACTCAATATGGTGTTACTCAGATTTTTAAAACATCATGTGCTATGACTAATACTGCAAGAGCAACGTCTCTTAAATATGAGTCTAATGAGTGGGCTAGAATCTGGAAAGAAAAGCTAATTGAGCATAAGTTTGATATTGAAACTTCGTTGTTATTTGGTACTCAAAGTGAAACTTATAACACAACACAAGGTGCTGTAGATTATATTCTTAATTATGGTAATCAATTTAGTTTAGACACAGCAACTAAGACTTCTGATGATTTCTTAGATGATATGTCTAACTACATGGATCCAAGATATAACTCTCAAAGCGCTAATGTTTTCTTCTGTAATACAGCAGTATATAACTGGTTACATAAAATGGGTGGATACTTCAAGAATAATCTTGAAATTTCTTCTAATTTTAGATCAGACATTGCTATGACTGGTAAGAAAAAAGTGTTTGGTGTAGATATTACTACATTCTCAACACCTTATGGTGACATGAATGTTGCAAGAAATATCCACTTAGATGGAACTAACATTAAAATGCTTGGTATTGATATGAAGCATTGCGCGTATCGTCCACTTGTGGGCAACGGTGTTAACAGAGATACTTCAGTTTATGTAGGTGTGCAAACACTTGAAAACTCAGGTATTGACCGTAGAGTTGACTTAATCTTAACTGAAGCTGGGATGGAATGGGCTATGCCTGAATCTCACGCTATTTGGTTATAAGGAGGTTAATTATGGCAATTCCAATGTATGGACAAAACAAACAAGGTGATAATTTAAACTTATTTGCCAATGCTTTGTTAGCGTCTAAAACACATGATTATGGAAGTTTAGGTGACGAAGCTGACGAAGCTACAACAGTAGATTGTCCTGGCGCTGCTTTAGGTGATTTTGCATTAGCTTCTTTAAGCATAGATAATGAAGACATTATTATGTCTGCATCTGTCTCTGCTGCTGATGTAGTTACTGTAAATGCTAAAAACATTGGTGGCACCACTAAGGATTTAGGGTCTGCTACTATTCGTGTTTTAGTTATTAAAAAAGCATAGGAGGTAGATAATGGCTGACGGAAGTGGAACTAAGATAGCTGGCAGAGCAAATTATCAAACTGGAGAATATATCTTCAAAATGAATGATTCTGCAGCTTCTACACATAACCTAGAACCTGGAGATAGTGGAAAAACTTATTTAGTTCATTGCACTGTTGCCAGAACAATTAATTTACCAGCACCAACAGCTGGAGTTAGTTACAAATTTGTTGTAACTGATTCTACTGCTGAAAGTACTATTAATGCTGAAAGTACTCAGTTATATGGAGTATTTACAGATGATAACGATTCAACTAATATGGCTGGAAGCACTACTATTACTATTGGTACTAGTGCTGCTTTAGGTGATTGGTTAGAGTTAGTTAGTGATGGTACTAACTGGTATGTTAAAGGTCAGTGTCAGCATGCAAGTGCAGGATTTACTGTAAGTTAGTATCTTAGTAATCATAAATTGTTCTGCCCCCCGCTGGGATTCTTCTCTCCCCCTGGGGGGTGGGGCAAATAAAGGATAAAATGACAATATTAGAAAAAACAAAACAATTAGTTCCAGAAGGTGTAGACGAAGTATCTGATGACTTTATTTTATCTTCATTAGAGGCAGGAGCTATAGAAATAAGTAATAGAGTTTTAGCTTTAAAACCAGCTGAATTGCCATTATTTTCAGAAACTAAAACAGTTGAAGATGAAAATGGTGTGTTAGTATCTGGTGAAATTGTATCTGTTGTTAGGGAAAATGGTACAAAAGGGAATTATGAGCCTTGTAGTATTGTTGAGCCAACATTTAGATTTAAAGTAACAGATACAGAGAGTTTGTTTTATAAGTCAAAATTTAATCCAGGATTTTATATTATACAAAAAGATAAAGAATTAGACCATACAGATACTTCAGGAACATCGGATGATGGATCGTTTGAAGAGGGAGTAAGATTATATATTGTACCGTCACCTTCTTATGAAGAATCAACAACATATGAAAGAGGTTATGTTACAATAAGAAAAACAGATTATGTTATTGACAGTGATTCAGAAAATTTACTATATTTTCCTAGTAAATATGAATACTTATTGCCTTTATATGCAGCAATAAAGATTATTGAACATAAATTAAATCAATTAACATTTGAAGATGAAGATCAAGAATTGACAGAAACAATAGAAAAAGCAATGGAAAGTTACCTAACTCAATATACTAATGCATTTGCATATATGGGTTCTACAACATCAGCTAAAAAAGGAGATGATGATGAAAGTTAAAGAATTAATGGAAAGAGTAGGTAGCAATCAAACTGGTAGAATAATTGCTTATATAAAAGATGGATTAAAAGAAATAAATGTATTATCAGAAACACATATTAGAAATGCTAAAATAGATATAACAGCAGATAAAAGGTTTTATGAGTTTCCTAATGAAATGTTAAAAATATTAGAAATTAGATGTAAAAATCATTTAAACAGTAAAGATGAGTATAGACAAGTCCCAAGACTTATATATGAACCTACTGTTAAAGATGCAGATGGAGTATAAATGGCTGTAAAACAATACGCATATTATATAAAAGGCAATAAATTTGCTATAGTAGAAAAAGATACAGAATTTGATAATGATGTAAATAGTAAAGATTATGGTCCTGGTTCTGCTAGATCTCAATGGAAATCACCTAAAACAAGTGTGACAGATGGTATAGAATTGCAATATGTATATAGTCCTGAATATAGAATAAATGATATTGATCATACTAATAATATTACTACTATAACGGAAGATGGTTATGGTAAAATTAGATTAACATTAGAAAGTTCTGTATCTCCTGCTCTTAGTAAAGGAGATTACATAGTTATAGATGGTCATAAAAATTTAAATGGACCTCATAAAGTTGCTCAAGATGCTTCTAGTACTAGCGTATTTTTAACTACAAAATATAATGGAGGTGTTCAAAACTTTACTGGTACTTTACCATTTATTTATGAAGATGTAAGTTATTTGTCTGATGAAGATTCTCAAATTGATCTTCCAGAATACCTTACAAATGCTTTAGTTTACTATGTAAAAGCTAAATTAGCAGAAGATATGAGAGATATGGATGGGAGAGAGTATTTTTTAAGAGAATTTAAAAGAATTTTAGAAAAACATAACAATACTCGTGTTGCAGGTGTTAGAAGAATGGCAACAGGAGTTCATTCAATAAGATAAACGAGCCTATTCACGCACAGCCAGTGCTTAGGGCAGGAGGTAAATATGGCAGGTATAAGACCAGGTGGAGCACAACATTTCACCGTACAAGAAGCACAAAATACAACTTTAGGACAAGTTGGATCAATGTTCAATGATGGAACGTCAGCAATGGTGGCTCCAACAGGACATGTATTTGTAGCAATCACATTTATAACAGATACTACTTTTGATTCATCTGGTGGTTTAATATCAGTAGATTCAGATAGATTTGTAAATACTGAAGCTGCAGCTAATCCGCTTGATGGAAGTTCTGGTGGTTTAGCATTAGATAATAGTAATACTTTTCCAGCAGGAATGACTATTTATGGTAGATGGACCGAAATAGATCCCGCAACTGGTTCTGGATTAATTGCTTATATAGGTAAATAGTATGCCAAAATTAGGAATAGGCGCATCTATGACTTCATCAGGTCTAATAACACCTGGTATAGTAACAGATGACCTCGTACTAAAGCATAAATATGATGCAGGCAGTGTAATACCTGTAAGTGACGGTGCTGCATTTTTTGATGGTTCTAATGATTATATTGTAGCTGATGGAACTTCTATAGACTTTGGAACTAATGATTTTACTTTAAGTTTATGGTTTCATCCTGTAGGAGATAATACTGAAACTTATTTTATGTCTCAACATGCAAGTAATGACGATAGGTGGTATTTTAGATTAAACAGTGATGGTAAAGTTCATTTTTATAGTAAAATTGATGGAACTGGCGCAATAGCATTAACTGGAACTAATGTTGTAGATGCTAATTCTTGGAATCATATTGTTTTTTCTGTTG